CGCCGATACGAGTGCCGAGTCGATATACATAAGCTCTGTATCAAGCTCCTTGCATATCTGATTTTTGATATCGGCACTTGCGGATTTATTGTTTTCGTACAAGAACAAATCCGGCTTAAAGCTTTCTTTCGCAATAAGATAATTTTTGAAAAGCTCCCACCCCAGTCCGCTCGGCTTGACTTCTCTGCCGTTCTGTTTTGCAATGCTCCAGTATGTGCATGGTGAACCGCCAATTAAAATTTTAATCATTAACTTTACCCCTCGTATGCTGCTTTCGTTTCTTCCACTTCACTCCAATCGAATTTCAATCCGCATATAAAACAGTAATTCATCCTAATGTTTATATAGCGGTTGCCACAATCCGGGCATTCGTATAAGGCTGTATTCTTGTCAATTCTACCCCATTCAATCGGCTTTTTCATTTTATTTCATCTCCTTTACGTGTGTTTCGATAAAATCAATTTCTTCGTCCGTCAATCCGTACTTTGCATATAGCTGTAAGTCAATTTCATGTATTGATGTGTCCCAGTCTATAAGCTTTCCGTACTCTCCACTTGGCATAGCTCTCATCTTCGCTCGCGCCCATTCCATTTCAATTCTTAATTTCTCGGTCATTCTCTCTTATGTTCCATACCTTGACTACATCATCGTGGTTACTGAGGAATTTTCCGTCAAAAACTCCTCCGTGCCTTTCCCTTTTTCGTGCTACGCTCATTTCCATTTCGCAATCATGACACCTTATTGTCCAAAGCGTTTGTTTGTACTCACAATTTACGAACAATAATTTTTCGCTACCACAAAACGGGCATGGTTTAAGCTTTATTTTGTCCATTGCTTTACCTCACCTCAATTAATAGTAATCTCTGTGGATTCTGTCAAGCAATAATGTTAATACCGTTTCAGTTTCCGGTGTTATGCGCGGGTCAGCCCTATAGGCGGTTTCCATTCGGCTTTCCGTTTCTGCAAATTCGTATGGAGCTATGCCCACTAAAACCCCATCAATAAGGTTTTGGAAACCTGTGAGATGTTGATTAAGGCTCTTCAATTCCTATTTCTTGCCAGATTTCATTTTCCTCTTCCTCTTCTGTTTCTTCCTCTTTGTTCCAGTCAATCATTTGCCCACAACGATAGCAATAATCGGAAATTCTGCCTGTAAACGAATTCCCACATTCTCCGCATTCAAAGACGGGAACACCATATCGAAGGGTATCTTTCCGAATAGGTTTCACGGGAATAAGCTTCTTTAATGCAGCTCTTCCCATTTCACAAGCAAGGTTTATTTCGCCAATGTCCTCATAATGCTCTCTGTGTTTCGGGTCAAGGATTTCGATTGACCTTTTTATTGATTTTATCATTTCTTCTTCCATTTCTGATTTCTCCTTTCAGATTTAATTTTAATCTGTATTCCGGGGTATGTGCTTTGGTATTGCGCCGTTAAAGCTGCGGCATATGCCCGGCATATCCTTTCAATGTTCATTGCTCCTACGCTCCTTTTTATGCTGCGGACTATCGATTATTCCCAAACCGACAAACGCATGTAGCACCCTTTGCTGCTGTTCGTAGTTCAGCATATGAATGTGGCCTAGGATTTCAGCCACTTCCAATTTCTCCGCTGTTGTAACTTTCATTTTGCTTTCACCCCCTTTCGTTTTAGCTTTCTTCCCTGTCGATGATTCGGTTAAGCTCTGTTTCAAGCTTGTGCTTTCTCTCGTCCGCCATATCCTCATCATCGATATGCAGTAATCGCATAATGTACCGCATGCAGCTTTCTACAGCGGCAATTTTTTCCGCCACTTCATATTCGCAGCGGTCAACCTCTTCCGGCTCTTCGGAGCGAGAATATCTCGCACAAGCCTGTATCAACCCACCGCATTCTTCCATGCATTTTAGAAGGGTAGAATTTTCACCCCAATAGCGGACAAGAAACCTTTCTTTCATCACGATGTCCTCGCTGTGCAAAAGTTGCCTTGCTTTCTCTGAATATTTACTCATTTTTTGTTCTCCTTTCTCTTACTTGGTTTCATGACCGCTCATTTAAATATTCCTGCTGTGCATCCGCATATGCTTTGCGCTGCGTATCACTGAAATTCAATTGGTCAAGATATAACCTCGCATCATCGTCAGCGTTAATATCAATGTCACCAAAACAATTCAACACATTGAAATTCGGGAACATGCTGTAAATAGCGTCGCGATTTATCATTTCATAATGAAACGCGTCTTTCGCGAATTGATAGCCCTGCATAGCCGCTTCGAAATGTTTTTTTAACTCGTGATAAAGTCTTTCGTGATTTTTCACAAAGTCCTTATCGTTTGTGTAAAAGCATCCTAAACAATCGAATGTCATGCCGGTCACTTCCGCTTCGTCCCTGTATGCGGATATATGTTCAATCTGTTTGCAATAATGATTGTACATGAAATACAGCTTCGCAAGATATTCATCGTAATCTTTCAGCGGCTCTGTTAGCTCTTTCTCCGTGAAAAGCGTGTTGCACAATGCTTCAATGTATTTTGCCCTAAGCTCCGCTTCATCGGTTATCATCGGATACCGGCTTTGATACTGATAAGTTATGAGGTGCCCGTTTTTGAACACCACACAACCTTTGCCGAAAAGTGGGCGGTCAAATTCAACAAAATACACCGTATAGCCCTTTACATCCGTTTTCGCTGTAGCATATTCCTTTGCCTGTTCTTCTGTAATACGGTCAATAGCGATATCAATTTTTTTGCCCTCCATTTTGTATTTCTCCTTTCTTTATTTCAATCGATTAAAGCGGTGTATGCGGTTACCTTGGATAATCCATACCTTTTTAAATAGGTATTCAGCCGCTTGATGAAAAGCTTTTTCAGCTCCTCATAAGCTTCGATAATCGCTTTCACAAACTCCTTATCTTGACAGAATATATCAGGATTGTTTTGCCGTGACGCAACAATATGAAACGCGCCGGTGCTCGGGACCTTTCTGCTCGGTGCGGCAATCAGGTGTCCTTGATAATAATCCTTTTCCGCCCGACCGGAAATCATAGCATCAAGAATCTCCTTATAACTCTCAATCGTTTCGTTTATCTCGTAGAGATTTTCTTTAATGAACATTTCCTTGTCCTGCTCGACTTTATCGGCATTGTTTAACGCTGCCGTTTCGCTTTCGGAGTCTGTTATGCCGTTCAAGCCGTAGCCGTACCAAAACTCAGTTTGGATGCGCGGCTTATCAATCGTATACATAATTCCGTTGTGCTCGAATATGTATCCGATATCTTTCATAAGCTTTTTCACTATATCTTCGGAATACTCTTTTCCGAGTGCTTTTTTGTATTTTTCTGTCAATTCTTTCTGTGTTTCCATTTTATATTCTCCTCTTGCCTAGGTTTGCCTACATTTGCCTACATTGCCTACATAGCAATTTATTATTTTATGTCGGATATTTTCTGAAACCGCTCCGATTTGCCCGGCGGTTATACACCTTGTCTTTCATGGTGTACCATGGTATTCGGTTGTTGTGCGCTGTTTTGTTTTAACACAGGTATATAATACAACATTTTAGCGTGATTGTCAATAGTATTTCAAAAAAATATTGCACAAAACATTGCGTAACGTTTTGTGCAATGTGCTATTTCGTTGCAAACAAAAATGTGTTGACAAATGTAACAAAATAGCGTATAATAAATCCGAGAGGGGGTGAATCAAAATGAATATTACAGAAAAATTAAAAGAAATTAGAGAAAAAAACGCTCTAACAATGAAAGAAGTTGCTGAATCAGTCGGGTTAAACCCTGCAACCTACCGTAATTATGAAAGTGGTAGGCTTGAACCTAATCTAACAACGCTCTGTAAGCTTGCGGACTTCTACCACGTCACAGCAGATTATCTGCTCGGACGTGAGGACGAAAAAAATACCACAATCGAAACGTTATCACGGGAATTTAACATGACCGATTTAGAACGTAACATTGTGAAGAAGTATCTTGAGCTTTCTGACGAACAGCGCGTTTGCGCAATGGAGTTCCTGAAACAGGTTGTTGAAACCTCGAATGAAACCCTTGAACGCAAGACTGTGAAAGAGGATTTAGCCGATGAAATTAGTCGGCTTTTAGCCAAAGTCCAATCTATAAAATGACAATCCCTATACCACAAGTAGGGATTGTATTATTCTATATTGTGGAAAAGTAAAAAGAAAGGAGCTGCCCCCCGCTTAGACGATTAAGCGGGGAGCAGACAATGCAAAACAAGATAGAGAGTAAAATTCATATGGTTATATGATAGCTATATTATACTATTACTATTCTGTTTTGTCAAGCGAAATGTCAAAATTTGATAACTTAAACTCAAAATTTGATAAATTGAAGAGGTGTGAGTGTAATATATGAATGTTTTGAGAACGGCTTTATATATTCGTGTGTCAACCGAGGAACAGGTATTGCACGGGTTGTCCCTTGAGGCACAGCAAGCGGCATTAGAACGCTTTGCAAGCGAACATGAATATAAAGTCATAGGCACATACATAGACGGCGGCAAGACCGCTCGCAAATCCTTGAAAAACCGCACAGAGCTTTTGCGCCTGTTGTCGGACGTGAAGGCGGATAAGGTCGATTTAATAATATTTACCAAACTCGACAGATGGTTTCGCAACATTAAGGATTATTATAAGGTACAAGAAGTGTTAGAGAAACATAATTGCAATTGGAAAACGGTATTTGAAAATTATGATACCACTACAGCGAACGGAAGATTACATATAAATATTATGCTGTCCATAGCACAGGACGAAGCGGACAGAACCTCGGAGCGGATTAAAGCCGTGTTCGCAAACAAACGTGCGCATGGTGAAATAATAAGTGGTAATATGCCCGTAGGATATCGGCTTGAAAATAAAAAGGTGTATATCGATGAGGGGAAAAAGGATATAGTAGTGGACTTATTCAATAATTACATATTGCTGCAAAGCTTTCACAAGGTGGCGGAATTAATTGAAAATATTCACGGATACAAGGCTGACGCGTCACAAGTCAAGCGAATGTTAAGTAACCCGTCATATGTAGGTCAACGCAGCGGCTTTGAAGATTGCCCCATCATTGACAAGAACACATTCAATGAAGTCCAAGAAATACTCGCTAAGCACAATGTAAAGCATACTCCAACAGGGCTTGAGTATATCTTTACAGGGCTGATTATATGCGCGGAATGTGGCAAACCGATGATTGGATATCCAAGCACGAACGGCAACAGAAAAGGGTATAATTCCCGATACAGATGTGACTACCATTGGAGACGCTTTAGCTGTATTCATAATCGGAGCTTGTCGGAAAAAAAGATAGAAATACACTTGCTTGAAGTGATACATGATACTGTTCAAGCTGCCGTTTTCCAAGCCGATATAAAAGTACCGCCGAGAAAAAAGAAAAAGGTAAACAAAGACAAGATTAATTCCAAGCTTGAACGTTTGAAAAATCTTTATTTAAATGAAATGATAGAGTTTGACGAATATAAAGCAACGCGGGAAATCCTTTTGCAGCAGCTGCAAGAGGACGAAGAACCCGAACCCGAATCGAATTTAGATACTCTGAAAGAATTTCTCAAGAGTGATTTTGAAACCGTCTACAAAACCTTAGACAAGCCCGCTAAGCGCGTGTTTTGGCGCAACTTGATTGATACTATAATTATCGATAACGATAACAATATTACCATTAATTGTAAAGTTTAAAAAGATATTGGTAACTGTACATATCCTGTAGGGTATGTACGATTACCAATATCCTAATTTTTATGTCATTTAAAAATACAGAAACAAATGATATATTAATCATAAGCAGTTACATAATACTGTGATTATCCATTTTTTAATTCTCCTTTACAAGGGCGGCATGTGTTTTTGCGTGCCGCCTTTTTTTACCAAAACAAAAGACAGCCGAGAATGTTCGGCTGCCTTTTACGAAAAGAAAAAATACTGGAGGTATAACAAATTCACCATGTATATATTAACACATTTGTACTAATTTGTCAAATACAAATTTACCAAGACTTATTATCAATTGTGGTTTTAATTTCCTTTAATGCCGCTTCAATGCTTGAGGAAACGGTCGCTAAATCAATTGATACCCCAAAATTTGTCAACAAGTCACCCATATATTCCACGGCATACGATTTTTTCTCATCATCATCTGTAAAAATTTGCTGTGCGGCATATACCGCCGTTTTGGCGGCAAGCTCGATAATGTTCTGTTGCTGTGCAGTGGTCTTTGATTTAATCCATGGAATTAAAAATCCTGTAATTACTGCGCCGCATAAGCCTATTAACGCTATTGCTATTTCCGTTAAATCAATCGTCATTGTGAACACCTCAATCCATAATTGCCGATACTTCAAATACTCCCGTGCGGTTAAGCATAACCAAAATGCGCATCATGTCATTTGTCAACATCAATTCGCCGTTCTCGTTGCCCTGCAAATATCCTTTGCTTACAAGCTTCTGAATTGTCGGTCTGTAGTATTCGTTCATATTCTCGTCTATGTAGTTGTAATACCCCAAACGTTCTGAAATGGTATTCTTTACATCCGCAAGTGCGGCTTTAAGCTGCTCATTCTCCGCCTTAAGCTCCTCGTACTGTGTCATAGTTAAGTCACTGCCTTTCATTATTTCTTTTACTCTTGCCAAAAAATTTGCCCATTCTGTGTTGTTGTCGTTTGCCCACTGTTTCGGGCAAGACTTAGCCCAAACATCATAATGCCGCAATACGTATTTGTCAACATCTGTAATGCCGATATATTTGCATAATGCAGCGCATAAATGTGCAGCGTTCTCAATGGTCCTGTCTGATACTGTATAATTCCCTGCCGTACAAGCCATTTCAATGCTTATACTGTTCGAGTTGCGGCAAGACGTATGTTTATATGTCTTTGTGCCGCCGACTGCCCATGCCTTGTTTACAAGCCCTACAGACTGATAGTATGATGTATCATCCACAAAGTAATGTGCAGACGCTTCAACTGCATGGTTTTTGAAATAATTCGCATTTGCTGACGCTGTGTCTTTCCTATTGCCGGTATAGTGCATTACAATATATGATACATTTCGCTCCGCACATGTAGTATAATTGCCGTTTCGGCACGGGACTGAAGTGTTGACTTCAATCCCGTTAACCTCTGTAATCGGATATTTTTCTGTGATATTTCTGCTCATGGTCTTTCCCTCAATCCTTGTATGATTGCTTGTCCTCACGTTCGACTTCATCAATGCTAAAGCCTATCTTATTTTCGCTGCCGTTACCCGACTCAATTTTCGCAACATTCTCGGCTTTCGCCTTGTAGCTGTAAAAACCTATTGCCACGGCTACAGGCGCGCCGACAAACGAGAACATACCGCATAATGCTGTGCCGATATAGCTTGACGAGTTATGCACGATAATATTAATTACATACATGCCGAATATCAGTGCCGCGAAGTATGTACACATTACAAGGCACATAATCAATTTAGAAAATTCAAACTTCCTTTTCATGCTATATCAATCCAATCTATACCATATTCGTTTACAATATACAAGAAATCCTCAAAATCGTGTGGAACAATATAATACTTTTCCTGCTCCACGTCATACCCGATATGCATAAGCTCATGCAGCATAAGAATTTCCCTTGCGGTCTCACTGATGTCCTCGGTGTCGGCATAATAGGTAATGATAAAGTCCACATCTGTTAAAAGCTTGTACTTGTCTTTCACCTTTTCAGTGTCGGCATATACCTTTTTGCCCTTGCTTGCTTTGGGCTTGTCCGATACCATGAACGCGATATTGCAGCCCGAAAGATATTCAAACATATCGTTGTGTTCTGCTATAACCTTATCGGCAAGCTTTTTTAAATCTCCATTATCAATTATAAACATAACATACTCCCTTTTATTTCCAAATAAGTCCTATAATTGCGCCGATTACCGCCGAAAACAGTGCTGTTATGATTGTGTCGTATCGCTTTGTCGGTCGCTTTTCAATCTCGTCTACACGTGATGTAATGTCATTCACGTCCCCCCGCATTGCCTTTGTTTCGGTTGCGATAACATGTACGCTTTCAGTAAGCTTCTCCAAGCTGTCTATACGGCGGTGTATTGATTTCAAATCCTGCTCCATTGTCGCAAGCCGTTCAATAATGTTAATCTCGTCCATTGCTGTCACCTTCCTTAAGTAGTCTTGATATTATCTTCCGGTGTTACAAAATCTACAAATCCGTATACACCCGGTGCGGGGAAAGGTAGTGTTAAAATACTAGCGTCAATATATTTTTCATCGTTCAATCTTATATTATCTATATTATCCCACGTGAGCCTATAATCATCAACTATGTTCGGGTCGTTTATATCGTAAGCTAAAAAAAAGCTCCCGTTAAGGAAAATTAAATCTGTATTATTTTCGAACCAAAATTTTGTATTGTCAAATAAAGTAGTTGTGGAAAATTTATTATTCTCATCAAAACTCGTTATGTCCTCATCCGTGAATGTATAGTTAATACAATATCTCCAAATCGGTTGACCGTTGAACCATGTTCCGATTTTTTGCAGCGTTAAAGGATACGGCTTTATATCGTCCACAACTTCTACAGCTTCGTTGTTGCTATATCTGTATACTTTCGTTCCGTTATCTGTTTCCACAATATACCACGTATTTTCGTTAGGAACTATACGTGAATAAATGGAAATATTGTCAATGTACATTTCATCACCCGCAAGCCATGTATATACTGCGATGCCCGTTACCCTTGTGCAATCACCGTGGAAGTCGGTTGTGCCGCTTATAGAGTTGCTTGCGTCACTGTCGTTTACAATACTGTATTCAACTGTCTTTGTCGCAAAATCTATAATGAATTTTGCGTGCAGCCATGCGCCGAAAAACGTTGTGCGTGTATAGCTTTTTTCATTAACCTGAATACGATTGTTTGAATTGCTAAAGATATCAACCGCAATACCGTCATAGTCCCACCTGAAATTACCCGATTTAGTGTTCTGCACATCCAAGTCCATTAACGCAATACGCATACGCCCGTTGTTGACATACTGAAAATCAAATTCTACGGTTGTGCTTGTTGCGTTCTGTGTCGTATCACTAAAGTCAAATTCAGACAGAACGTTTGAATTTGTGCCTATTCTCGCATCATCGGATACCTTTACTGACTGATAGCTGTTAGATATGCCTGTAGTTGTATCCTTATCTGTTATAACGGTTGATGTGCCTTTGGCTGATGTACTTATAACCGGAATTGTGAACAGCGGTGTCTTATCTTCAAAATCATAAGTTGCTTTGCTTTCGGGCAAGCTGTCAACAAAGGCGGTTTCATCTTTTTCGGTTAACTCGTTGCTAATTTTGTTAATTTGCGTTTGGTTGTTTGAAATTACAAATCCCATCATAAACACTCCTTTCGATATGGAAATATATCGTAAGGACGCTCGTCTGTAAGCAAGCGTCCTTACGACAAGCAATTATGTGTTCATTTCATTTACAAGCCTTGTAAGCTCGTTTTTCATTCGCCGCCTTAACGGCGGTGCTGCCGCTTCCCAAAGGTCGCGCATGGTTGTTATCGTTTCGGATAAATTCTCGGCTGTGCTATTGTCGGCTGTGCTTGCTTCGGCTGTGCTGTAGCTCTTGACAGTTTCAAGACTTTCGGGATTACCCATTGATTCTGTTAAGGCTTTGTAATAACATGCTTTATAGCAATTCTTTTCGGTTTCCGATAAGTCCTTAATGATATCCGCAACCTCACCTATTCCGCGTGCGTCCAAGTATTCAATACCCTGTTGCAGCTGCTCGTTCAATGCGCTTATGAGTATTTCCATTGAGATTTTTATTTTGTCCATTGGTAACACCCCCTTACGCTACGCGCCTAACCAGTATCGCCGAATTAGCCGCAACAGTTACCGCCGTTGTGCCTGTGTTCACTACAGTTACAACTGTATTACATCCACTCTGATACAGCGTGCTTGCGGATACGTTATTTACCTCGTCTGCGGCTGACGGTGTTGCTGCCATTGTGGTTTCGGGCAATGCCACACCGTTTACGGCAATTGCCACGGATACTGCTGTATTTGCCGTTGCGCCGCTGATATTTCCCGAAAACGATATTTCATAAATACCGTTCTTCAATGTAATTGCGTTTTGCCTGTAGCTTTCCGCACAACCTGTTTTTAATATCTTCGTATCAAAGGTAACAGCACTGCCGACTGCAATAGTCTGTGCAGCGGAATTTGATAATTCTATCATAATATACCCCCGTAAAGATTAATAATAACTATTAGTGCCGCTGCAACAACCGCCATATCCGCTATATGCGTATGGATTAGGCACACCGTATGCCGGTATCGGTGCGGGCCTGAGCTGATTTATAAGCACATTATTCTGCGCCTGTTGTGACGCTGCAAGCTTCAATGTGAAATTCTCATCACGCAATGCCTGTGTCTTTTCGCTCGCAAGATAATCGATAATTCTATCGCCCACCTTGTCAATCGCCTGTAGCGTTGTACAGTTGTACTGCTGCGCGTCAAACCTCGCCTGCGCCGCCGTTCTTTCGCTTGCGTTGCTCGCTTGCTGTATCTGATTCTGCAATGCAGCTGTGTTCATAACTCCCTGTGTGGTATTCGCTTGAATGTTTTCTTTCAAATCACAACAGCATGAGCTTAGCTGTGAACCAAGCGACTGTGTACCAAGTCTTGTTTCATAGCCCTGTGTAACAATAGCTGTATTGACACCGTTAAAGCCCTGCGCCAAGGTGTTTTGAATACCTGCCGCTGCGTTCAGTGTATTGGTATTCTGCGCGTAGAACCCGTCACATAAGCCGTTATTCACACCGTCAAGCTTTCGTTCAAGATTGGCAAAATCTGTAGCAAGCACATAATTATCCTGTATTCCGTTCCCGTTTCGGGTACTGTTACCCCAACCGCCGAAAATCGCAAGCAGGATGATAAGTACCCACCAACCGTTGCCGTTTCCGAAACCACCTCTGTCGTTTCCCGTCACTGCTGCAATATCCGCAAGTGACGGAGTTGAATTGTTGAACATGTGATGTCCCCCCTTGATATATATTTACATGCGGCACAAGCCGTTTGTATTCGTCAAAGTCCGAAAACCTGTCTTGCTCTTGTAATAGCCTGTTCCCTTGTGCAGCCGTAGGTCTTGCAAAGATTATCGGCAATTCTTTCACCCTCTGCCGCGTTCCCACTGCGTATAATATCAATCATATGCTGCGCATTGGGGTTGTTTGCCACATTGGGACTACGCTGTATCATTTGCATTGCCATGTTAATCAGATTGTTCATTACCGTTCTCCCCTGCCATAAGCTTTTCCAAGCGGTCAAACCGCTCGTTAATGATAGTTGTTACGTCTGTGGTTTTCGTGCTTTCTGAGGGCTGCTCCGCCACGTATTTCAAGGTCTGTATTGTTCCATCCTGCTGCATTCGTTTTACGTAGACAACGTTTGCGCCGAGGTCGGGAAATACTGCCATTGTGCCGTTTGCGGGTACTTCGTTCGGCATAACCTCATTAATATTATTTACAATTCGTCCCATTAAAGAGGGCTGTACTGTCGGCTGATATCCATAATTCGGATAAGGATTATAATAAGGGTATTGCATGGTATTCTCCTTTTTACCACAAGTTTCTTGCTTTATTTTTGTTTTTCTTCAGACGTTTAAATGTCTGCTCTCTCATACGTTCGGCATATGTCTTTTCTTGCTCTATCGGTTTTGTAGGTATCTGATAGAACAGACAGAAATACCGTAAGGCATCGGGAAGATGTGTTATTTCATGCGGCTCGGTCATACAATCGGTAGGCTTTTTCGGTGAACGCTGAAGTGCCGGCAAGCACTCAATTAATCCCGCGCAATTTGAGAATATTTTCAAGTCGCTTGTACCGTCTTTTACAGCAAGCGCATTTTTAATCGCCAACCAACCCGCTTCACGGTCTCGTGATACCTTCAAAAGGTCTATTCCGTTTTCGGAAAACAAATCCGCTTTTCTGCGTCCGTTGTCCGCTGTCCGCCCCCACATATCGTCCGGTGCGGCTGTATAAATGTATGTTTCGTTACCGCTTAGGTCTTTGACCGCTTTGCAGCATTCGGGAATTGATTTATCTTCCTCGGCATATTCACGATATACATACTTATGCCCGTCCTCGTCTACTGCAATCCATAAAAACGCTGCCATATCAAGTCCATAGTCCATCGCCCTGTATCTGTTCCAGTGTTCGGGAATGGTAAACGGCTCGCATACGTGTATGCTGCGGTCAAATTCCGAAAAGTATTGTCCCGCAAATATGTCCCAGTTGCCGTTTAGCCACATCTCACGCAAGCCGCCTTCGGGTAGGTTTTCAAGCTGTCTTACGTATTCCGGGTCTTTCTCCTGCAATACCGTGTTGTCGTAAACAAGTGCTTGTATAAATACATAATCTTCGGGTCTTTCGCTCGCTGTGTATTTACGCGTAATGAATAAACGTTTAACCCATTCATGCCCTACTCCGCCGGGGTTGCACGTCAAGTACATTCTATGCGGAAAATTATTAGCACCTCGTACACATGCCGTTAGTGTTTGGAATTGATATTCGGTAAACTGTGTTGCTTCATCTATAAAGATAACATCAAATTCCTGCCCCTGATATTGCAGCACATCACTTTCCGATTGACAATATCCGAACTCGATAACAGAACCGTTCGGAAACGCAAAATACTTATCTTGTGCATGATAAGTTGCTAAACCACTTAACAGCGGTCTCATCTCGCGTACATAGCTCCGTTCAAGCTCGGGATATGTTCGGCGCAAAATAAGTATTTTAATACCGTTATAGCGGAATGCCAACATAATTGACTTAAATCGTACTCCCCATGTTTTTCCACCGCCGCGCGCGCCGCCATAGGCGGTGTATTTCGCGCGGCTTTCGAAAAACAATTTCTGCTTCGGATTTATGTGTGATAAATCAAAGTTATTCCGCATACCTGTTTACTTCTTCGGGCAACTTGAATGAAATCTCGCGGTTTTCAGTGCTTTCGCCCTTTGCAAGTGCACGCTTGTCATAAAGAGTGCCGATAATACTTGCAAGGTGATTAACCTGTATCCGCTCCTGCGTTCCAAGCTCCCAATCTAGGCGGTCAAGAGATTTATCAATAAGCTCGCTTGCACGCTCGATAAAATCACGCTTTTTCATATCGCGCATAGCCTGATACCTGTCCGGCTCGCGTGCTTTGAAATCTCTTATCCAATCAAGTGTTGTGGTATAAGGCAATTTCATTTCCTCTGATACCCGTTTGGCATTGTGATTGATTGCGTACATTAGATATACCTTTTCCTTAACGTCCTCGGGATATTTCATAGTGTCGTTCCTCCTTATATTGAAAATCGCTTTGTGAAAGTTTGATTTTCGTTTAGTCTTGTTTATAATATTACGTTTGCTGTTTAGTGATAAGTTGTTTTTCTATTTCCTCAATCTTTGGTAGCCATACTTCACGAACCCGTTTATCACGATATTCGGTGTTGTACTTACGGTCTTTTCTCCAAACCGAGAACGGGCCACCCCGCTCACTCTCTCTTGACTGTTCCGTTGCTTTTGCCATGGTAATCATTTCTTCGTACTGCTTCGAGTAGTATTTCAAGAGATATGCACTACTGAGCATTGACTGCATTGGACAAAACATACATCCGCAATGCCGATTGAATTTATAATAATCGTTAAATATCGGCTGTATCTTAGCCCATTCCAAAATTACATCTTCTTCGATTTTAGCTTCGACTAACGGATATATTTCTGCACCGGTTTTACGCTTTTGGTATCTTTTTACTTCGTCATAGCAATAGCCGATATAGAATATAGGTTTACACGAATTTTGCTTTAAGAACTCCGTGAGCTGTTTTTGTGCGTCCATTTTGTATCTATCATTACACCAACGTTTTTTTATTGTAGGAAATCCGTATTTATCGTAAAGCTCCTTAAAGCTTTTTCTCGGCTTAATGCGATAAAATACAATCCCCTGCTTCGTGCATTGCTTTTCCGTATAATCAATTACGTTTTTAATAAACGGATAATCTATATCAAGCTCGAAATGAACAACACCGTGTAAGGGATAGCGGTCTAAATTATGCAGAATGTAATTCAACATAAACAAACTGTCTTTCCCACCACTCACACTCGCCCAGTATGTAGGACGTAGGATTATTTCGTTAGCTAAAACAACATCTCTTTTTTGATTTTATAATAGCATAGTAATTTTTTTACCGCAATGACATAGCAAGCTTACTTTGTACCCTCAAGCTTCTTGAGCTTGTTGCCGTTTTCCTTTTTCCATTCATCTTTTACAAACTTCGCCGCTAGGCTTTGTATTTGACTGATTGTGTCGGATTTTTCTGCTGTTTCCATGTTCTTAAAGTATTTGTCAATGTAGTTTTGCCTTGTTTTCTTGACAATGCCCATATATCTGTCGATATACTTTATATATTCGTTTAATGTCATGGTATAGCTGTACTTTTCTCCGTTTTTGGTCTGCGTTATGCTTGCGGCGGGAATAGCGTCCGGGCGCGTGTTTTCCGCTCCTGAGTAGTTTGTATTTCCGAATGTAACATCCTTTGCATTGCCGAATGACGCAATAAGTGCCTTGTCGGTATCGTTCCATTTGAGCATATACTGTGCAGCCGCTTGTAATTGCATAAGCTTCTTACGCTCGGCATCACCCGTAAGTCCTTCGGCGGCAATAGCTTTCTTGCCCTGTGTAATAAATTCTGCCGTTATCGCATATTTCTCGTACATTGACGCATTCTTTGCGGTTGTGTCGTTGATATATTTCCGTTCGTATTTTTCGCGCCGTTCGTATGTTCGGTTGAACATATCGGTTGAATATGCCCGGTCTGCCGTGAATGCACTCTTTAAGCCTATGGTATAATCAGACTTGCCAAAGTCTTTTTTAATTGTTGTTGCCAATGTTCCGACAATACCGAAGTCCTTTAAGAAATGGTCTACCTTTAACGGTGACAAGCCCAACATTTGCCCCACCTCGTGAGCTATGAATGAAGTGTTATCATTCTCCTGCTCTTTGTTCGGTTTATATGACATATAGTCCGAAACAATCGGTGTACCCTTGTAGTCCTCGTTCAATGCCGCTTCGACAATACCGCCGAATACTGTTGCGCCGCCTACTTGATTTACTGCGCCTTTCATATCACCCTTTAAAAGGTCTGTCGGCAACCATGACGGGACAAGGTAGTCGGAAAGATATTCGCCTAACTGATAGAACGCTTCCTCATCCCCTGTAATCCAATCGAATGTGTCTGACATGAGCGTGCCTACAATATTAGCTTCCTGCCCCTTCGGTATTTTGATAAATTTACCATCGCCGATTGCGAATAACCAGTTTTGATTTTTTTGGTATTTAGATATTTTATCCCAATCGTCCGGCGCAACCGCACGTGCAAGTGCTTGTGTGACAGCTGCCATAAGCGCATTCAACAATGCGTACCTTAGTACAGACTGTGCTATTTCTGCCTTGCTGCCTGTGGTAAACAACCGCATTTCCTTATCCAAGCCCTGAACCTGAGCGTTTGAGAACCTGAAAATCTGATTAATCGCTCGTCCGGTTTTTCCCGAACGCGCAAAGTTAATTGTTACATCATTCGCCGCATACATTGCCTTGTTGAGGTCTCCCGTTTTCTTCAACATTTCCTCAAACTCTGCAAGTCTCGGTATGGACTCGGTAACCTCGTTAAGTGCTACGACTGTTTGTATCGGATGTACAAATATAGAATGTACAAGCCTTTTAGCTGTAGGCATGTCCTTTTCGGATATTCTTGTCAATGCTTTAGCCAAGCTTTGAATGTTCTCGTTGTAGTTAGACTGCATACCGCCGCCCTGCGATTTATAAAGCTTGTATTCCTTGCTGTCGTTTATGATATGCGTAACCGAACGTAACCAAGCCTTTGTGTATATAACCGCGTCTGCAATTGGATTCCATGACCGTACCGCCGTGCCGTGCATTATCAAGCTTTGATAATCCCTCAAAAGGTTGCGCATCGCAAATATCGGGTTGCTTGACGTTATAAGCGCATTTGTTGCCGCTGTCGCTTTGCCTATAGTGCCTATTATCGCATTGAATTGTGACGGAGCTATCTCGGATACCGACTTAAACAGCTCTGCGTCATGGATTTGATAATACTCGGTCTTGCCGTTGCGTATAACCGATACTATTTGCTTTTTAGCACTCGCAACAGGTGTGTAGTCGGTTACCGTATCACCGATTATACTGTCTATAATCTCATCATACGCATTTATTATTGCTTCATCGGTAACATCATCCATAAAGAATTTCTTTAGCTTTTCCTTGCGGCTCTGTAGGCTTATCGTATGTGGTATCATATCCGGCGGCACACGCTCTATAAACTTGCCAAAGCCCTCAACGTTGTCTGCATAAGCTGCTAATGTTCCCATTACATGGTTGCGCATTGAACTATTAACCGCATTTTCAACATTCTTCACAATGCTTTCAAGCGGATTGATAAGCTCTGCGCCGCTGCCCTTTGCTCTCATCAAAGGCAAATGCTGATTAGAGAATGCCGACTTTACTCCGTTAAGTCTGCCCTTGCCTACGTTTCGTTTGAACGGTACATAGTGCGGATATTTTTTCAGTAAAGCGTTATATGTTTCTTTTGACATCATTCCCGTATCGACAAGATACTCCTTGAGTATTCTGTTTTGGAATTTGTACAGCTTGTTTGCAGCTTCTTCAAATTCCTCATTCTCCGCTTCCATGTCCTCTATTTCGCTCTTGACAAAATCCACATCTTCAAGCTGCTCGTCCGCGAACACTCGTTTCCTATCCGCTTCGGGTACGTCTAACCATTCAAGCTGATGCTTGTACACAAGATAGAGTGTAAAATCATCTAGCTTATCAGCCGATATTCCCGATATACAATCGATAAAGCCGTCCCCGGTCTTATTACCCTTATTATCGTAGAAACCGTCATGGATAAGCATGTCAACCTTTGCTCTTGCCCCGCGTGAATTGAGCGCAAGCATATACGCGTTATCATTGCCTGATAACTTGCCTGAAGTCTTTTCCACAAAATCAACTGTCCGCTGTATCGGATGGAATGAATCAACCATAGCCGTGTATGCTTTTCTTGCTTTTTCTACTACCGTGCTGCGGTTTTCCTTTTTCATTTTCTTGCTCGTGGTTATCGCACTTCTTGCTCGTTCACGTCTATCCGCCATAAAGTAATCATGACTGAGCTGTGCAATTTGATTGATTGCCGTGAGGTCTGTTTCGGACAACGTTGATGTGAATAGGTTGTAGAAATCGGGCATTTCGTTTTCTACATCTTCTACGCTCCGGCAATACTCGCGCAAGAACTCCGCTACAGCTTCGCCCGGTAAGTCCTCGTCCTCGTACTGTTCTGCAAACTCGGGGTTTGTGGTACGTAGCCAATTCACAAGCTCGTTTATTTCCTCTGAGCTTGACAGCTTGTATTTCTCATTAAGCGCATGTCCCAATTCGTGTGTAATTGTCGGTAAGTCGTTTGTTATGCGTGTGCGTATGGTTTTCGCGTTGTTCGTGAAAAAGCCTAAAACATTCCGCCCTGCCCGCATATTACCCGTGCTTATCGGAATATCGAACATTTTTGCCATAAGTCTTACAATGTCATGTACGCCCGTCACATCTGTTTTCTGTGATTTGTTGTTAGTTTTCTGTGATTTACTGTCGGTTTTCTGTGATTTGTTGTTATTTTGTGTGCTTTCCGTGTTAAGTGTTGCCCAATTCTGTACCGGGGAAGTGTAATTGATGTTATATGACTTATCATCGGTCGTATTTAGGCTGTAGGCTTTTTCACCCATTTCAACCTCTATGCTTTCGATATCGGTCAACCCCAGCTCTTGAATCAGCTCCGCAAGCTGCATAGTTACCTCATTAAGCTCTTGCTGCTTGCTCCACGGATTATTAATGTTCTGCTTTATGGTTTGCAAATCCTGTTTCATTTGCCGTAATGCCGTTTCCTGCTTGTTCAGCTCCGTAGTAATTTTATTAACCGCGTTACTGAGAACCTTTGCGTGATTAATGGTTTTTACAACAGGGAATCCGCTTACACCGATATAGAATTTTTCACCGCGTTCAATTGAACCCGCATACGCAAGGGGTAATCCTCGAACAATGCCAAGCGCGTTCATTTTGCCATTCTTTGTAATCTTGTTCAACAGCTTATTAATAGCTTCATTGACTTCGCCTTGCTTGCTGTAGGCTTTGTTGCCGATAACGAACCCCGACTTTTCACCACGCAAATTCTTTGCGTCCAATCGCAATTTTGATACATATTGTTCCTTACTTGCAATTTGTTCGGGTAATCTTGCAAGTCTATCCTGCATATCCCACAAATCGGAATTGAACCGCTTTTGTTCCGCCTTTAGGTTTGCAAGCCTTTTCTCAAGCTTGAATTTCTCCAAAAGCTTCGGATTACCGGACGCTAATGCCAAGCCCTCTTGTGCCGTTAAGGTGATTTCACCGATATCTTCCATTTCGTCAATATCGCCACCCGCCATTGCCTGTGCAATGAACATAGCTTTTCTTTCCTGCATTTGCCACATGTATGTATCGTAAGAACGTTCTTGTATGTAGCGGAATATTTTAACCTTTTTGTTCTCGTTTCCGTTTCTGACAATACGTCCCTCACGCTGTTCAATATCTGCGGGTCTGTACGGTACATCGATATGGTGAAGTGCTACAGCTTTTTTCTGAGCGTTTACACCCTCACCCATTTTAGCGGTTGAGCCTATCAGCACGCGAATTTCACCGTTATTCATTTTGGTAAATACGTCCTGCAAATTGTTCGGGTCTGCTTCTCGCATGGTGAATATCTCCGTTTCCGGGATACCCGCCTTTATCAGCTTGCCTACAAGATTGTCGTACAAGCTTGCACCGTGGTGTTCGGTATCGTTTACACCTAAATCAAGGAATACAAACTGTGTGCCTTTGGTTTTGTTTGAATCCTTATAAACGGCAACAATGTTTTCGACAGCTTTATTAATTTTGCTGCTTGCCACGTCCAACTCGTAGTCGGTAGCAACCATGCCGAACTGCTTTAACCACTTTTTTACAGTACGAATATCAAGTGCCGCATAGCGTCCGTCTGTGGTTACGTTAATCATGCTGTCGGGGTTGTTCTTACCGCCCATTCTGTCAATGCGTTCCTTTGCAACCGTACCCGTAAAAAATTCAATATACGGATTTACCGGACTTACAATATCTATCCGTTCAACCTCGGGCAAATGCATACTGTCGGGGTTTAAGCGTTGTGCGTCCTGAGTGCTTAGTATATCTGCTATCTGTCTGAACATGCCAATCATTTCATAAACGTTTTTAAACTTTGAAAGTCTTGACTGCGTTCTTAGACTAACACCGTCCGGCGCATATTCCACATCTTCAACTATATCGCAAAACGTACTTGCCCACGCGTCAAATGAATGCATGTTCGCATCTTCCAATATGTCCGGGCGGATATATTTAAGCATGTTGTACATCTCACCCATACTGTTTGTCAACGGGGTTGCGGTTGCGAATACAACTCGTCCTGAAGTGCTTCTGAGGTATTCTGTAACCATGTGCATGTTTGCGGCTTTCTGTGAGCCTTGTATTTGTACACCCGGTGCTTGAATTTTTGAGTATGTTGCAAGGTTTTTAAATTTATGCGCTTCGTCTACAAAGAACCCGTCAACTCCCAATTCCTCAAACGTAATTCCAACATCTTTCTTTGCACTTTCAATTGCGTCCTTGAGCCTCTTTTCGAGATTTTCTTTTGCCTTTGCAACCTTACTTACAAAAGCTGCGTCTGCGTCCTTATTGCCCTTTAATTCATCAAGCGAGGTTTCAAGCGCATCAATCTGCTCCCGTATGTATGCCGTCTGTGTTTTGCTTGACATCGGAATTGCGGAAAGATTTTCGTGCGATATTACCACAATATCCCAATCATTCGCAACTATCTGCGCCAACGTTCGCTGTCTGTTCTTTGCAGACATTATACCACTCTCAGCCGCAAGCACCTTAGCGTTCGGGAAAGTTTCAAGAATATCATTACGGAAATCGGACACTTTGTTTTTCGGCACAACAAATAGGTTTTTATGCGTAATGCCCATTCGCTTCAGCTCCATTGCCGCTGTTATCATTTCGCATGTTTTGCCTGTCCCGACACCGTGTGCCAATAAGGTATTGCCACCGAATACAACTCTCGCTACAGCTTCTTTCTGATAAGGTCTCAATGAGAAATTCGCCGACAACTCCGGGGTTGTTATGTATTGCGCTACTCCGCTGTAATTCAAGGGTCTGAAACCGTTAAACATATCGTTGAATTTTTCAACCATTGCCGCGCGTCTCTTTTGGTCTCTGAATACCCAATCTGCAAATTCGTTCTTGATAAATTCCTGTTTAACCTGTGCCGCTCTTGTCGCTTCCTTATCGACAACGGAAATTCCGAAACTTCTTCGCTTTACCTCTACGGTTTTGAAATTGAGTGCCTTTTCAATCAGCGTAATTGCGTCGACATCGTCTGTTCCGAATTTCTTCCGCATTAACTCGCCGTATCTTCCGGTTTTAACGTCAACTTCCCATGTTGCTGTGTTCGGGTCGTACAATATAATTACATCGTCCTTGCCCACCTTTAACGTTTCGGATATAAACTGTGCTATGGTATCCGCGTCTATCCACGTTGCTCCAAGCTGTGGAGTTATTCGCGATGCGGGTATATCCTGCGGAATAACGGTACGTAACATTTCTGCTTGCTTGTCGTAGCCCTTGCTTTCGGCTTCCTTGAGTTTCTCCCGAACATTGCCCGACAAGTATACGTCTATTAACTGATATTCGCCGTCCGGGGTTTCGACAATACGCTCTGCAAGGTCTTTCGTTAATTCCTCTTTGCTCTTGCTTGTCAGCTCGGTCATGCGCTTGAAATCAATCTTGCCTGTTTCACTGAGTGTTATAGCTAATGCGTCCTCTGCGCTTCTTGCTGTTTCGGGCTTTTTGCGATTGAATGTATCACGCTCGAATATTTCAGACTTCTTATACTTTTTCGCCTTGCCGTCAAACACCTCAAGTCCGCAAACCTTTATGTATTCCGAATCATCACCTAAACCTCTGTTGCTTTTGGATAGTGCGCCATGCTTGCTTGCAAATTTGTCATAAGCTTCGTTAAGCTCCGCTCGCGCGTCTGCCATATCCGTTTCGGCTGCGCCGTTTGTTGCAAGCGTTAACAAGTTTTCGTATGCGTCCCTGATATCAATATAATCGGATACCTTTGCGGCGGCTTTTCCACTGTAGGTCTTTGTAACCTTGCCCGTGCCGTCTATCTTGACTATTTTATTTTCGTTGCGTCTGAACCCTGCTTTTACATCTATCGGAGCTTCTTTGACTACTGTATCTAGTTTGGTTTCGCCCGTCATGAGATTTTTTGGCAATTTCTTCATTGCCTTTTCAAGCTCTGCAATAGCGTCTATACCGTTAGCTTCAACATAAGTTTGCGAACGTCCCATAACCTCACGTGTGGATAAGTTACCGAATATATTTTCGGGATGTCGTACAAAATACTCGTTGACAAGTACACCGTTAAGCGTCCCCAAGCTCTCAAACGTTTCACCCGACTGCACTTCACCGTCTGCACGCTTGCGCAAAATGATAAGGTCGGTTGTTACGTCCGTCCCCGCACTCCGTGAGAATATGTTTGAGGGCAAACGGTATGCCGCTACCAAGTCGGCTCGATTGGCTATTTCGCGTCTTGTTGCAAGGTTGCCCTTGTCAAGTGTTCCCGTTGAAGTCAAGAACGCGCATACACCGTTCGGCGCAAGCTTGTCTAACGACTTCAAAAAGAAATAATCATGTATCAGATATTTCCTACCACCGTATTTCATTGAGATATCGCCAAACGGAACATTACCGACTGCCAAGTCAAACACACCGTCATTATACCTTACGCGTTCAAAGCCATTGTTTTCTATATCGGCGTTCGGGTATAGATACTGTGCTATTCGTGCGGTTATCGGGTCTATTTCTACTCCGTGCAGCGAGGACTTTGCGGCAATACCCGCCGGCATCCTGCCAAAGAAATGCCCTATGCCCATTGACGGCTCTAACACGTTACCGCCCTTAAAGCCTAACCGTTTCACCCCTTTGTAAATTGCGTCTATCACTTTAATAGGTGTATAAAACGCATTAAGCACGCTTCGCTCCGCTCTGTCAAATTCCTCGGCGGTTAACAGATTGCGTAATGTAGCTCGTGTATCCGTATCGGCAAACGCGCGCTTCAAGCCACCCCAACCCTTGTACTTTAAAAGTATTTCACGTTCCTGTTCGGTCGGCATTCTGTTTTCCTCATCAAGTCTTTTCAGTAGCTTTATCGCTTCTGTATTATCTCTGAATGACGGCTTTTTATCATCAAGCGAATCGTCTTTAATTCTGTGGTTTTGCTTGTTACGCTTTTTCGGCTTAGCTTCGTCCTCTGTGGTTTCCTCAGCTGTTTCCTCTGTGGTTTCCTCAACTGTTTCCTCTGTGGTTTCCTCAACTGTTTCCGCAACCGTTTCCGCAATAGTCTTTCCGCTTGTTTCTTCCTCAATAGCTGCTTCTGCCGTTTCGGCTTTGGAATCCCTTACTTCGGCTTTTTCTGCTTTGGGTTTTGCTTGCTCTGTTGTTCCCGAATCTTCTGCTCCGACTATGGTGTTGTTCAATATAAATTCTCGTAACAGCTTGTCAAACTTCATGTTTACTCTTGACTTCGGCAAGCCCTTGAAGTAATCATTTACTTTTTGCCTGTCTGCTATTTCCTTTATATTGTCAAGCCGCCCAAACTCATTGATATTCCCTTCAGTTAATTTAAGGTCTATCATTTTTTGCAATGCGCCTTTATCAATGCCGAACGTTTCACTTACCCAATTAATTTTTTCCTCAATGCTTGCTTCGTTAGATATGTTTCTTCCTGCGCTCGCTACTGTTTCATCGGCATTTGCTGCCGTTTCCTCTGTTGTTCCCGAATCGTTCCGAACTGTTCCGATTTCTTCCGAACCTGAAGTCTCTGTTTCCTTTTCAGCTCCCTTTGCTGTTTCGGCTTTGGTTGTTTCCTCTTTGACTGCTTCTGCCGTTTCTGTTGTTTCTGTTATTTCGGGTTTTGCTGTATCCTTGTAATCAAAAGCAATTTGTAAAGAACTTCTCGGAATGTCAAAGAAATATCCGTCCTTGTACCATACATAATGGTTATCGGAGTATTTCCCTCTCTTGTTCTTCTGCCCATACATATACACGTCACCGTCTTGCGGAGTTGATATAAATAAATCGCCCTCACTGCCCGGCTCGAACCGCCCTGTATACGCTCCGACAGAGTTGTCAAAATCCGGTCTGCCATTTTCCGGTTTTACTCTTGCAACCCACGGTGTCCCATACCTTTTCGCGTCATAAAAATCATAATGGTTGACTATGGTATTACCTGTGCGTGAATCAACCTTTGCTTCCCAATAGTAGCTAGCGTTAACATCATCCAACAGCTTTATATGATAATCGCGCCGTGCTTTCTCCGCGCTTTCTTCGGTGCTTTCTTCGGCGCTTTCCTCGGTGCTTTCTTCGGCGCTTTCCTCGGTGCTTTCCCCTGCGGCATTATTAGTATTTTGCCCCGTAGGCTCTGTAGGCTCTGCTTGCTCTGTAGGCTGCTCGACTTCTTTTAGCATTTTCCTTGCTATTTCTTTATCGCTGCGTTCCTGCTCGTTTTCTTTCGCTGTAACGCTTACTTCAGTACTCCTAGTGCTTCCGACAATATCCTCTCCATTACCTGTTCCGCGTACTCCCTTGATGTCTGCTCTTTCATCCACCACTCCATTTCCGGACTGTTCTGCTCGAACCAACTCATCATCCGAACGAACTCGTCCATTCCCGCCTTTGCTGCGGGTTTCGCTGTTTCGTTCAGCTTCTTCTTCCGCTTGAGTATCTTGTATTTCTGCGCGTCCACGTCCTCTATCATGTCCGCCGCTTTCTTCTTCCAATAATCCGTGCTGTACATTTTCATTATCTCCTTTCAATGTTTCCGTGGTGTTTTGATTTGTTGCCACTGTTTTGCCACTGTTTTGCCGCTGTTTTTCTTCTGCGCTTGTTTCGGTCGTTTCTTCAACGTTTTCAAGAGCTACCTTACCGTTATCGCTTACCTTTGCTTTCTCTAATTCCTGCGTTTCCGCGTTATCATCCTCTGCTTCTTCGGCTATCGGCTCTGCCGTTTCAACTTCAATCCTGTCAACAGTATCGGTGTCTGTCGGCTGCTCCGTCTGTGTTTCCTGCCTTGTCGGTTTTGCCTGCTCTGTCTGTTCGGCTTCAGTAGTGGTTTTGGTAAGCCTGTTGTCGTTGCGGATATAGTTTGTTACCGTTCGCATTAGGTCTCTCGCGTTCCGTACTCCGGCAATGCTAGCACAACCGTTTATAATCTCTCTTGCGGTCTGCGCATGTAAAGCTTTATATCCTGCTTCATTACCGTTCATGCCCGACAGCTTTAAGACTGTATCACCCCAATCAGCACTATCCTCTATTGCCGTTTGAGTATTACCCTTTTTAAGGCTCTGAACGATATTATAAAGCCCGTCCTCAAGCTCTGATGTAGTATCATTATCAAGCCCATAAGTGTCTGCCATAGCCGTCGCAAGGTCGCTTACATCATCTATTTCGGTATCGGCATTGATATCGGTGTTGCTTTCGGTATTCGTTTCCGCATCCACGGTATTGCCCTTGACAACATCCCATATCTCATTCAAGAGTGTTGTGTATAAGCTCGTATCCTTTTCGGTTGAGGTATCTGTTTCCGACAGCTCCATGATTACCTGTGCCAAGTCACGGCACCCGTTATATGCGCTTTGCCGTCTGCCCTGCGTGTATTCGTTTATAATTCTCTGAACGGCGGATGTTATATCGGGCGCAAGCTCTGCGCCAAAATTAAATGCCTTTGATATCCTCTCCGCCAACATTGCGGCCGTCTGTGCAGTGTCTGTTCTCGTGGTAATAATGCGCCCTGTCTGTGACTGTGCATATTCCTTACACGTTTCAAGTATTGCGCTAGCTGTGTTCGAAATTGCTACGTTATAGTCCGCATTACTCTTCGTTATATTTATACTTCTAAGGATATTCGCTGCTGCGCTACGACTTAATCTTGCCGCCGTATCGATATCACCGCTTATAACACTTGTTGTTATGTTTTCAAATACATCATTTTGCGTTTGCGTATACCCGATTGCGGACAAGTATCCGTTGATAATATCCTCATTTGACGCGCCCTGTGCCGCCATGCGCCCAAGACTGCTTATTCTTTCCGTCATGCCGTTAAGCTGCTCGGAATATCCCTCACTGCTTTTTGCCATACCTAATGTTCTGAGAATATCGCTTGACAGCTTGCGGCTTGCAGTGTCTGCATTCCCGTTTCTTGACTCCGTTACAACACGCGATAGCTTGTTCAAAATGGTATTCGCAATTCCCTTGCGCCCTGCAAGTGTTGCGCCAAGCCTTGCATTTATACGGTCTGTAATGCTTCCCACTACGGCTGTATTGCTTTGCTCTACATTTGCTGCTGTGGTATTGTTCTCAACCGTAGTGTTGTTTTCTATGGTATTTGTCTGGACATTCGTTCCGTTTTCATTAACTTCATTGTTTGATGTAAATCTGACTATGCCGTCCGATGTTACCTCAAGAGTTGCTTGCGGGTTTGTAACTAATTGTTCTTCAATGCTATTTTGGAAATTAGTTATAATATCCGATGTTAATGTTGTTCGTCTGTTCAGTACCGAAAAGTCGTTATGGTCTTTGATTGCTTGATATACACTTTCGGAATCGTTGTCAATTCTGCCATAAAGCGAATTTTTCGCATTGCGACTCATTTCTACGGCTTTTTTTAATACCGTTTCCGTACCCTGTACAATTTTACCAAATGCACTCTTAGTTGTATCCTCACCATACGGTACATATTGATTGTCTATAATTTCAGCTTTAACCTTTTCGGCAATAGCTGTTATCAATTCGTTTCGGTTTGTGATAAGCTGTTGACTGCTTACGGTACGCGCTAGCTCTCTGTATACATGGCTGTCCTTTTGTGATACCGCGTCAATAATAGGATAAATAACACCGTCAGCAAAATCAGAATCCATTACACTGTTAGGGTCTGACAAGTATACAAGCACGGAGTTTGCGATTGTTTCGGGACTTGTGGTCTCGCTCTTGAAAACATCTGAAATTGTCTTGTTTAATGACGTTGCAATATCGTCCGCCGCGTCTGAAACCTGTTTGACATTTTTTGCCTTTGTAGGTGTAGTTTTAAGTGTATTTTCAACCTTTTGCAGATTTGCCAAACGTATCGCCGCATTAGTTTGCTGCCCTGCTTTGGCTGCTCCCGCTTTTGCGTACTGGTCAACAAGATGTGTATACAGTTTTCCGATATCGCGTGCGGATACCTTTTTGTCGTTACTTAATTGCTTTGCAACTTTATACGCTCCTGAATTTTTCGGCATTTGCAACCCCGAATCAATCAGCTCTTTTTGTGATACACCCTTGCTGTCAAGTATCGCATTGCCAAGACTTTCCATTGTTGCGCTATTGTTGATAAGATTGCCTATAGCTATTTGACCGCCGCCGATAACACCGCCGCCAAACGCACCGCCCGCAAATTCCTTTAAGCCGCCCATAACCGATATGATTGCGTCCTCGTTCTCTACGGATATAATATCACTAAAATCAAGCTTGTTATCTCCGTTCACATCTCCGTTCTTTGAAATGCCATACATTCCACGTGAAACAATGCCTTGTTTAACTTCCTCTGCACCTTCCTCAAGCGCGGATTTCGCCCAATCTCTCAGCCCTGATTTAGCACCGGGGTTTTGCGCGTATTTTGCGGCTTGTGTTTCAATACCGCCGCCCATTTCAATAGCACCGTTGATAAGCCCGGTTATAGTTGCGGTTGTAACTGCTTTACTCATGTCAACCGCATTGTTTCTGTCAAGCCCTTTGTCTAACTGGTCATTGAATGACGAGCCTGCTTCCATTGCCGCCGAAAACCAAAAGTTTGGGTTTTTTATCATTGACGCTGCTGCTGTGCCTATTGTACTTGCGGAAGATGACGCTGCACCAAGTGTTTGCGCTCCCAAACTTCCGCCGGCTGTTAATATCGCGGGAATTGCCTGTATTGCTGTATTAGTTAATATTGACAAGCCTTGACCGTAAACATCCCATGCTTTACCATCTGCATTCTGTATTGCTTGAGATAGACTTTGCTGTGCTTGCTTATCGGCGCTTCTGTAAGAATCGGCAATTTTTTTTGTTCCGCTGCCGATAATAGGGATTACATCCGGCACTATTAAATCTATAGCTCCCATAATTGCGGAGTTAAAGCCCGTAAGTCCTGTATGAATTGCTTTTCCCCCAATATCCTGAGCTTTCTCAACCCCACGATATCGTTTTACCTTTTTCGGGTTTGATTTCGCGTCCTTTTCCGCACGGTCTTTTGCCCAACGGACTAACCAACTGCTTTGAGCGGATGTGTTTTCTTTATCTGATGTATCTTCCTTGCTTGCAGCTTTTACCGAACGGAATGAACCCTGCTTGTCTTTCAGCTTTGCGGGGGTAAGGCTTGCGGGTAGTATGCGCGGCATTACTCCCTCGTCCGTGCTTGTATCCTCTGTATCCGAATTTATATTGTACCTATTCCCGGTAAGCTTGTTTTCTTTCTCGGTATTTCTTCGCTTTTCCCTTTCCTCTTCCTTTTCCTTTTCCCGCGCTTGAGCTAACGCGCTTGCATACTCACCCGCCGCACCGCTTTGTATCCACTGACTTAAGTCGGACTTTGTACGGCTTATAAGGTCTCCCGCTTTTGTGGTTTTCGTATTCTTTTTGGTTGTTGAGCTTGACGTTGAAGTCAAGCCCAACAACTGTTCAAGCTGTTTATTTGTCATGTTTTTTTACCTCGCTTAGAACGTTAAGTTTACATCCGACGAATTGTTCGAACTGCTTGTACCGCTTGAGTTGCTTGAGCTGCTTGAACCGTCACCGTATATATCGGAATTGTTTGCGATAAAGTTAGCCGTAGCTTCGTTGACTGCCTGTACCGCTTCCTCTGACGTATATCCTAATGACTGTACAAATTTCGCTATAGCTGTAGCGGAATATACATTCGTACCGTAGATTGCGTATATCTCATACGCAAGGCTTTCCGCACTTCTGTTTGCGTTTGCAAGCGCGTTCTTGTCTACTGTCCCGTCTGACTTGATAATTCCGTCTCCCCAATTCCGAATATTACTGATAACATTGTTGCGATTAGCACCTATATCATTATACAATCCGCTTGAATCGGTAGCTGTACCCGCGTCACTTTCCGCTGTTCTCGCCGCCGATGACGCTGCCGTTTCAATAGCCGCTTTCGTTTCGGCTATTGAATTTAAGCCCTCTTGCCTTGCAAGGGCAACCTCACCGTCTGCACTAATCTGCGCAACCCTTTCATTACTGTCTGCGCCTATCTGTGCTTCCTTTACCGCGGCTGCGTTGTTATCAGCGTTCATTTTTTCTTTGCTTGCAAGCTCTGTATCACTCAAATATTTGCTTGTGTTGATATTCACATCAAACTGCCTTGCGTCCTCGGTCTGTCTTTGTGTTCCTGCACTTGTCGGGTCGTCAATAACATATTGAGTATATCTCGGGTCGTAGCCCTTGTAATCTCTTGCCAAACGATATGCGTCATTTCTTTCCTTTTCAGCCTTATAATCGCTTTGGAGCTGCTGTTTCTTTGTTTCATCAGTTGCATTCGCTATTTCCTGCTCCAACCTACTCAATTCAGCGTCCGAATTGTCAATCAATGCCTTGTAATCTGTCTGATACATGAACTCACCGTTTCTTGTTATGCCTAAATTCTCAAACAGTACCATGTTCGGCTCTCTGCCTGTAATTTCTGCTATAGCCTTAGCGGTTTCAATCCACCTTTCGGTATCACCATTCTTTTCCAATTCGCTTGTTTCCATGTTCCTGTATGCGACATTAGCGTCATTCATTTTATTCTGCCTGTCACTCTCTGACGCGCTTTGTATTGCAGACATGTAATCATTCAAGGCATTTGAATTGTAGTCGTTTGACTGTTTAACCGCGTCATAAGCATTACCATACATCTGGTCATACAGTGACGCAAGGTTGCTTACACCCTCGCTTTCAAGTGCTTGCTGCTGTCGCATTGCGTTCGCTGCCGCATAGCTGTCTATGTTGCCCGAATTGCTTGCTGCCGCCGTTGCCGCTGCGTTATAGCCGTACTTATTGCCCAATGCTTCATACCTGTCCATAATGGACTTGCCAAAGCTTGTTTCAAGCGGATTGAGATTTGTTGCCAAGTCTTTTAGGTAGCCCTTATCTTCCTTGTTCGTTTCCCAAGCCTCGTCAAATTTATCGGCATAATTCTTATAGCCTGCACGTGCAAATTTCTGTTCGTCCGTCAAGTATCCCGAATCGTTCAGATAATCCTCCCACATGTTATCTAAATCGTCTATATCCCAATATGTAGTACCGTCAACATTTGCCTGTGGTAATCCTAAATTGCGCCCCGCAAAGCTAACTGTGCCCGTATTCTCGTCATAGGTTATTTGATTGTTTACGACATCCGGGTCGATACCGTACTGGTTTGCCTTTTGCCGCATGTACGTTCTGATTGCACCCCTGCCGTTCATTGCGTAATAATCATCAAGGTATTTCTTTGCCTGATTACTGTCTGACGCTTGCAGCTTGTTCGCCATATCTCCATAGCCGTTTTGCGTCAATTCCTGATAGTATTTAACCGCGCTCTGTGCTGCGTTGTTTCTTTCGGTATCGTTCTGCGCCGCCGCCCATTTGTTTTTGTAATTCAAAATCGAATTAGCTGCGGAGTACGGATTATAACCCGATGATTTCACATCATAGGTTGCTATTTGATAATTCTTTTTCGCCATGCCCACATCTCCTTACTGTACTATTCGCCTTGCCGTCAAGAAATCCTTTCGGTCTGCGAGATTAGATATCTTTACTACGTCACCTGTTTTCGGTGCGTGCAGGTATTGACCGTTGCCAACATACATTCCTACATGATGAGGGTTGTTTGATGTGCCGAAAAATACAAGGTCTCCCGGCTGCAAATAATTCTTGTCAACTGCCGTACCCTCTTTAATCTGTGTATACGTTGTCCGCGACAAATTCACACCCATTTGTTTAGCCACGTATTGCATAAGTCCCGAACAATCGAACCCCTTTGTCGATGTACCGCCCCACACGTAAGGTGTACCAAGGTACTGTTTGGCAATATTTACCATTGAACTCCCTTTGCCGCTGCCTGTAGCACTTACTGATTTTGAGGTCGCTGACGGAATTGAAACCGTTTTCGCCGTGTCATAGAACTGTCCCATGATGTTGCCAACCTTATCCGCCCATGACGCGTTGATTGTACCGTCATTGTTGTAGGCATAGCCTTTTCCTGCGGGATTGTTGCCTGTGCCTGTTTGACTGATTGACTTTGCACCATACTTGTCATAGTACGTATTCATGAACTTCTGTGCAAATTGTGTTGCGCCCTGCGCTATCGGTGAAAATGACGTTGCTCCGCCCATAGGATTTGAATTGACAGCTCCGTAACCCCATAGATTATTCTTTGCTTTAGCTATTGCAGATGTTCCGTAACCGCTTTCCAACGCGCCTATACCGAGTATTGCCAATGCAGACATGCCTGTTGACTGCTGCGCGTCATATATTCCTTTAGCGTCACTTGAGGATATAACCGGTGATTTACCAAAATACTTGTCTATTATGGTACTTATTTGCGCCGTACTGAGCTTCGGTAGCTCGCTTTTTATATCGAGTGACGCTAATTGACTTGACGAATATCCACCGTTAAATTTTAGCTCGTTATTTGTGCCGCTTGTACTGCTTGTGCCGCTTGTATTGGTTGCACTGCTTGCGGCATTTCCTGTAGCGGCTGTATTGCTTGCGTTTGTTTGTGTAAGTCCCGTTGCGTCCGATATCCAACTTTTTACACGTGATGAAACCGCGTCATTGTTCAACACCTTTTGGTAATCGGCATACGGATTTACTAAATTCCCCTTTGAATTAATAAAAGGATTAAACGCTTTCGGGCCTTGTCCCTCGTTAAGTATGCTGTTGAGGTATTCCCGTGTCGGCTGATTAAGATTGTCGGAATTTTGTTCAATTGTTTGAACGGCATTGTACAAATTATTCTTTTGGTCTGCTTCGGTGTTCTTCTTGCTTGTGAACCCCTCGTTAATATTTAACAATCTGTTTTCTTTATTGAATAATGCCATTGTTTTTTCCTCTCATTAGAGAAAAAGGCGCATACCCTATAGTATGCGCCCTTACCCTCGCTATCAAGCGCAATCAGTTATTCTAACCGCGCCGCCCGGCTTGCTGTAAACAAGGTTACCGTAGCAAGCAAGCAATGCTCTGTAGATAGAGTGATTTTCAAGCAACTGGAATTTCGGCGCACCGTTATCAGTGCAGAAATCCCAACCCGATGTATGGAATTTAATTGAATCGGTCTCAACTCCCCACATCTCTGTGTCGGGCATGAACTGGTCATAGACGATATTAACAACTCTGTTGCCGAAAATAAGCTTGATTGTCTTGAACCCACCGGCAAGCTCTCCGGTCTTATCCTCAACTCTTATGTTGCTCTCACGCAAGTATGTTACGTAGTGGTCGTAAGCGTCCGAACCGCAAAGTATCATGTCAATCTCTGCGCCCTTTTCGTTCTCGACATCTCTGATAGCGCGTGTAATAATCGTATCGGAAATATCATTGTTTGCCGAAACGGTCTTAGGTGTAAGCAACGGCTGTGCCGTGCGGTCAACACCCTGTATCGTTGTGATTGAAGTGTCGAACAATGCACCCAAGCCCGTAAGCTCGCGGTTAAGCGAATTTTGACAAGTGATAAAGCCGTCCTTTGCTATTGCCGCCGACAGCCCTGTTTCAAGCGTTACGGTATAGCTCCCGCTATTTGCTGTACGGTTAATTGCCTTTATTCTTGCGCGTGCCGTTTTCTGTGATACTGTTGTAGCACCGCTCTCAAAGAAATCAATTGTAAGTCCTTCCTTGAGATACTTGATACTGTCAACCTTTATGGTCGTAGCTCCGGAACTTGCGGCTGCCGTTACATTAGCAAGCTTGCCCGAACCGTTACCGAACAATGCGCGTCCCGTGTTCCACTCGCAAGCTTTGTATGCTGCGCGAACCTCGGAATCTACTGCGTTAATAAACGCATTGGCATTATTTGTCAATCGCGCCGCCTTTACGGAAATGTTGAGATTGGTATACATATCAACCGGGTTGATAGTAAACCGCTCGTAATTCTGATTACCGGCTGACGGAGTTTCCTCTCCCTCTTCCGAAAATCCGAAACCGCCCGAAATGCCTACGGGCGCGGCGGATACGATTGTTTCGCCCTCAAGCGGCATTTTGTCAATAGCCGCAAGTAGTGCTGACGGGGTAATGCCCGCCTGATTGTTAAAGGCATCAAGGTATATTTCCTTAAGCCACTTCGCTGTTTTGGTAAGCAACAGCGCGTCTGTAATTGTGGACATATTAATCACACTCCTTTTTCTATGCCCTTACTTCAAACCTAACAACCTTTGCAGCATGTTTTTGCTTTCTTTAAAATCCTTAGGTCTGCTCTGTGTATTGAGTGCCGCGTTGCCTGCGCCCATGGACGCTGACATTGTCGGTACATCCTGATTGTTTTCAAGCTTTGCAATGCGCTGCTGTTCAATCAATGCTGCCGCATCGGGATTTGACATCACCGCTTTTACAAGCTCTTCGGGCGTTCTCTCTCTCTGCGGGGTTTCAATCGCCGCAATGCCCTTAGCTATAAGATATCCATTGAGTAGGTCTACTGCCGTGTCCTCGCCCGTAAAGAACTGTGGCGCGGCTTTCATAACCTGTTTAATCTTCGGCATATAGCTTTCTATATCTTCAAACTTCGGCTCTCGCTTTAGCTGTGATATTGCGTTAGTCTGCTCCTGCTCCTGCTGTGCTTCGCGCGCATATTTCAGGGTAGGCTCTAGCTCGCGTAAAAGCGACTGCTTGAGGTAGTCATCGTGCGCGGTCTGATACTCTGAAAATTTCTGTCGCCTTGTTTCCTCGTCCTCGAACTCCATACCGTCCCAATCGAATACCGGCGGAGCTGTCATATCTTCTTCTGTCGCTTTTTCCTGCTGCTCGCTCTGCTGTGTAATAAGCTGTTCAAGCTGCTTGTTGCGCTCCATAAGCGCACCCATTTGCTGCTGTAGCTGTGCCATTTGCTGCTGCTGCACATTAAACATTCCCTGCTGTGCATTTTGCTGTACACCTTGCTGTGTACCTTGCTGAGCGTTTTGCTGCGGTTGCTGCTGCTGACGCTGTGCTTCCTGCTGTGCCAGCTGCTGCTGCTGTGCGGTTTCTTCCTGCGCTTCCTGCTGTGTCGGGGTTTCGTCCCTTGTATCCTGTGCAACCACACCCGCAAGCTTCTGTTTCGCTTCGTTAAAATCCATGATTAACCTCCGTTCTGCGGCTGCCCCATTTGAAGTATATTTTGCATTTGCTCTTGAGCTGCCGCTTGCTTGTGTATTCTAATATGCTCTTCAAACGCTTGTGCATATTCCGGCTTTTCACGCTTGAGTATCTCAAACTCCAATTGGTGTCTGTATCGCAAATGCTCCGCAATGTGAACGCTGTGCTCGTCAAATTCTGACACCTGTGGTATTACACCCTCGTCAAACATAACATTTTCACGCTGCGCGGCTTCCGCTTCAAGCGCGTCAATGGACAGCATTTGCGAGTACTCACCGGGCACCATGTTACGTCTGAGCTGCGCCTTGACTTCCTCGGATACAACTCCCTTGCTATCGGTAAATAATCCCATGTTATATGAGTCAAAGAACCGTTGCTTTTGCGTTTCTTCCGACATCTGCAATTCGTTTTCCGTGGTATATTCTATATCGAATGAATTGATATCATCACGACACCACACACGCGCGTATCCGATATGGTTTGAACCCGTGCATGAAAGTATACGTTCGTTTGCCGCAAATCGCTTATAAATCTCAAGCCACAATATAGCCAGTTGCTTGACTGCGTTTCTGAGATTATCGCCCGTAAGCGACAGCCTTGTGTTATCCACATTCATTAGGTTTTCAATCGCTGTGCCTGATGTTATGCCTGACGGTACAGAACCGTTCACCATTAGCTGCGACGTTCCCGCGATATACTCCATATCATTTTTCAATGTGTAACGCTCCTGCAATATCTCCGGCGGAATTGTCGAATTTTGGAATTGTATCGGCGGATTCCATCCCTTGCGATATGGTATTGCTGCGCCCGGCTCTGCTCCGTTCTCAATGAAATCATCCATATCGACAGAACCTTCTTCAACCCACCAACCGCCGTGTGTTACCTTTTTCAAGTAGTCGTGTATCCTGTTCATGACACCGTTATATGCGTTTTGCAACGGTATAAGTCCCTCAATAACCGACTTTGCGAAAAACTGACCGGGGACTTCTCGGCATGACATCTGCACAAGCGGAATACGTCCGTAGGGCAAGCGCCCGTGATAGAACAATTTATCGCCCAGCACAATACTCATCACACCCTCGGGGTAGCGTCTTGACGGCTTTTCGAACCGTGTGATAACACGACACGCGTCCTCAACACTCCGTTTCCCGATAGACATTGCTGTATGGTCATAGCCCTCACCCCATGCTTCTGTTGCCGGAGTAAGCGAGAATGTTGTTACCGTTTCGCCCTTGACTTTAACACCGTAAATATCAAACACATCATCTACTGTCAAGGCTTGTTCTATAATGATAGAACGCTGATTTTCAATGCCCTGCTTGAAAATGCTTTCGGGATATACCTCATACGGTGATAACAAGCCGTAGTTTAAATCACCCTCATAAATTGCTTTGGTTTCAAGCTTTTCTGCACCGTCCCCGTCAAGTACAATCGTTTCTTCCTCGGCATACAGCCTGCCGCGCGAGTTGTCCCACCACGATAGAATGAAACAGTTGCCCGTTATCTCGTTCCATGCAATTGCACTGTTCTTCTTTGTGTTAAAGTCTGTTGAGGACTGTATCCAGTTAAGTATATCGGTTGACACATCCGCTTTGGCATAATCGTCAAGCTCTGTTGTTCTCGGCTTTACTTTCATACGGTAATTGATTTTCTTCAGATTGGCTATACGCGTTTCTATCAACGGAGTAATCTGATTATATACCTCATGCTCCATCCACGGATGTACCGTGTCTACCTGTTCTATGCAGTTTTGTGACGTGTTAATTGCACAATATTGGTTTCCGCAATAGTAGTTAGCGTTCAATTGCCACTGCAATTCAAGTGCGTTCTTGTCGGTATGCCGTTTCTGTAAATCGTCTTTTATCCGTGCCACAATATCCTCGGGGTACAGCCGATTACCATCCCGGTCTCTGAAATATTCGTTAAATTCCTCGTCCTCGGGCTGCCCTCTGATTAGGCTCTTGACTTTATCCATAAACCTCATTCGCCGCTCCTTTCACCGCGCCATTCCTCGCGCATTTTCTGCTGCTTAGTCTTTGGATTTTTCGGTGGCTTAGTTGACCTGTACTCGCTTAGCGTTCCCGCCATAATTCTGTTGTACAAGTCTTTCCGCTCCCGCCTGTCCATAATTATAACAATAATTAATGCCGCTAACAATGCTATAGATACTATCATCATTTTCTCGCAATTTTGTAAATCTTACCATAGACTTTCTTGAGCTTATAATCATATATCTGTGGCTCTATCTCATTAAAATTATTATTTTTCAGAAAATATATGCCCTTAAAATTCTCGCTCGGGCCGCTTTCCCATTCTTCCATGATTATTTTATCGTTCTCGCCAAGCGATAACATTACGCTGTCAAACGCAAATAATTGTTTGAATCCACCACTATCCGGTCGTACAGTTATATCAGGTGCGTTCGCCCATTGACGCTGCCTGTTAAAATAGAAATAATTGCCGTAAATCTTTTTAACATAAGGGTACGGTGTTCGCGGGACTTCTGACGGCAACAGCTTATCGTATAAAGCCTCGGGCAATTCTCCTGTGCCGTCCCATGTATAATAGACATCAAAATATCCGTCAAGATAATACCCGCCATTGGTAGTATCTTCACCCATTTCAAAGCTGTCCAACAGCAAGAACGGAGCCGCATAGTTATCCCCTGTGCCGTATTTCTTGCAATGCGCTATGATTTCTTCACTCGTCATTTTTCTTCACTGCCTTTCGTTTTGGAAATATTTGTTCGTATGCCGTCTTTAGACAATCGGGACATATGATAACACTGTATCCCGCTTCCGCCGACTGCGATATCGAATAGCAATTCTTGTTAGCGCAACCCTTTACATCACATATGCGCCGTACCTTTCTGACTGTAATCATCTAATCATCTCCCCTTAGCTGTTATCACCGATATATTGATTTAACCATTTGTAACCGGTGCTTGACGTGCTTATACCCAACGTCTTTAGCATGTCACGGATATACCCTAGCGCGTCCAGTATTCCGACTGTCTTATTATCGACTGTTCGGTTTAGTGTGCTTTTAATGCTCTCCGCTTCGGTCTTGACGCTGTTAATGCTGTATTTCAAGCTGTATAGGTCTGTGTCAAAGCCCTCGCGGTCGTCCTCATACTCGCGTGCGTATCGCTGTATTTTGTCCTCAAGCATTGTTACTCGGTCTGTCATGCTGTTATTTTTACTCATTGTACCAATCACCACCACTCACTACAAGATATTCCAACTCGTACAGCTTGATATAGCCGTTGCCGACAAAGTGTAGGCGTACATCTCGTGCCGCTGATTTTCGGAGCTTTATTCGTCCCGCAACACGTCCCGACTTACCGCCGCTGTCGTATACAAGCTGTGCCGTGTTAATGTCAAAGTCCTTTGCCGCGTCATCATCATACATTGCGTATACCTTGTACCACGAACCCTCAGGGATATCCGCAAGCAGCTGTATCTTGTATATGTGCTTGAAGTCAATCGTGCCGTAGCTCGTAAGACTGTACTTTGATATGCCGCGTCTGAATATATCGGTATCAAACCACCAATCACCGTATACCTCACTGTCTATACGATAGAGATATTCGCCGTCATATTCCGCCTTTGCTTTTGCGTTCGTAACAGTTAGGTTGTTAATGGATGCCGTTGCAGCCGTATCATCATTCCTTGCGACATTGTAAAATTCAATGCCCGTTACCTCTGATGTGCTGCTGTCTGCAAATGCGTAATCGCTGCTGAACAACTCCTCACCGTCTTTGGATATCGTATACAAGGTATGCTTAGTGGTAAAATTCAATTCAAGCTTTACATGCACCCAGCCCGAAACGTCACACATACTTGAACCGAATGGTGATGATACATTGTATATGCATTTTAATGTACCGTCATATGCACCGAATGTACAAGCACTGCCCACAAGGCTCGGATAGTATGTGTTCTTTGCATAGCTTGTGTAGAAATCCTCGTCACGGTTTGTCAAATTCGCCACACTCACATGCCAATGACTGCCGCTCTCGTACTTGATATCAAATTCTACGGTCAATATCCCCGCGTCCTCTGACGCTATAGGCAATTGCGCTATGTATCGCTTTTGCGTGACAGACGTTGACGGTGTCCACGTTATCGGGGTAGACGTTACAGCTATCTCGGTAGCGTCATTGACTACATTTTTTGTTATCGTAGCATTTGAACCCGAATATATCGCCGTAAGCCCCGTATACCCGTTGCCGTAGTCCGTGGTTATTGTACGCTTATGCTCTGTAGATACCAATGCATACATGCCCTTGTTGTGGTTGTATGCGTATCCGATTACCTCGGCATATCCGTCCGCGCTATCGTCCGCTATGCACTCCTGCCGTGCCCAACACCCGCATTGCGTATCGTATGTAAACATGTACGGTTTGTCATTGCCGTCCGTACAGTACAGATAATAGAACCTGCCGTCCGTACCCGCAACCGCCGTATGCAGCTCGTCAATGTTAAGGTTGTAACTCATAAGCTTTGGGCTTGAACCGTTATATGCGTATATACCGTCTCGTGCCGCAAATATCAACAATCCGCTTACTATCTGAACACTTCTTTGGTCAATCGTACCTATAGAGAATACATCCGTTATACGGAATGGGTTTTTGGTATTCGTTACCTCATGAATGAAATCCTCTTTAAAGCATATGATATGGTTTTGATATGACGCAATAGCTGTGAAATTACCGCCTGCGCCGCTTGTGGTCTGCGTCTCGGACATCCATGCATGGCTGTCTGCATAGTCTGTGGATGTGTCAAAATCCCAGTTGCTGTAGTCGTTATAGCTCGATATGTATACCTTGCCCTTGTTGACTCCTACCAAACGTCCGTGTGCAGTTGCCGAAAACGGCAACACCGGGCCGCCGTACATCTGAAACGGCACATACCCGCCGTAGTCGGTCACAAAGCTGTGGTCAAGCTTTGTCCAAACCAGCGCGTGCCAATCACCGGAAGTATCCAGAGTCGCACGATATAGCTCCGCCCTTGTGTAAGTACCCATATCATCATTCTTGTTCGGGACAATCCAAAGCTTTCTAATATAATACGCAACTCTGTTGTCGTACTTTGAATTAGCCTGTGCTTGCGTGAACGCACCTTTTTCCACGTAGCTGCCGTAGATATACTCCGCGTCCTTGTTGTAGTACGGAAACCCGTATGCGCTTGAGGACGTTTGATAAGCCCAGCTCGCTGTTGAGAAATCCTCTGCCGATAACGCAAACGCGGGTAAAATCACCTTATCAATCACCACATTATCTACCACATTAAATGCGTTGCTGTTTACTCCGAACCGCACAACACCCGGATATATGGTCTGTGTGTTGATATAATCGGCATTATTGTCCTCACATATATATGTCATTGCCGCCGAATAATCCTCACTATTGCTTGCGCTAAGCCTATCCGCATATACCGTAACCCCGTCAAGCCGAACAATCCATAGCTCGTTATCGATAAAAGTCAGGCTTTTGCTGTTATAAAATGGATATGCGAACGTCAAATCACTGTTGAATTGAGCGTTAAACAACGTCACATCCGACAAATCAAGCTTTTGCGGAATAGCTGCGGGAGACATGTACGGAGTATCTGCCGTAGATATATTGCTTTCTTCTGCAAGCATACTTTGGTCTGCATCATCACGTCTGTTAAATGCGCTCCATGACAGCTTTACACCTTTATATATGTTCGGGCCGCTCGGTAACGGTACTTGCATGAAGGATAATTCCTGTTCTTTCTTTTTCTTTGCCATTATCTCCCAGTCCTCGCCTTACGTTCCTGCACCCACATCCTAAATGTTTCCAATCCATTATTGTAATCATTCAACCACTTCGCCGCAAGATTATCCTCGTTCGCAAGCTTGTATATCTCGCCACGGAGCTTAGATTCGACTAAGAAAAGAAATTCACGCGGGACAGGAACATGTGTACTGCTCCATGTGCTCGTACCTGTACATGTCACATACGGCGGTCTGTACGTCACGATAGCCGTAAGCGGAGATAGCTCTTTTCCTTTGATAGCAATGATAGTGTCGCTATCGGCAAACGCTGTCTCGAACTTAGCGCCGTCCATTAAAGTAGTCACATCAAAGTACATCCGCTCGAAAACAAGCCCTAGCTCTATTGTCGTTCGTGTAAGCTCTCGTGTGCCGTAGTATATGCTTTCAATATCGTCATATCTCACAATCGCGCTCGCGTAATCGGTTTGGTCACCCTCAATTTTGTAAAATTTTACAGACGGATACTCCAAAAACACCGCTGCTGTATCCGGTTGATTAACACCGCCCTTTAAATTACCGAGAGATATTACCGGCAATGTAACCTTATCCCCGATTATCTCTCGATATAAGAGAGATATAAGCTCGTTATATGCGTCTATCCAATGCTCTACAGCTATATCAGGGGCTATATCTGCTTCTTCCTGCAGATGCTCGATAAGTGCTTGCGCCGTAGGATTATCTTCGTATTCACCTAGATATCTCATATGTATCACCTCTTGCAGCAATCATCCGTGCAATCGCAATCATCACCGCATACACATTTCTCCCCGACTTTGCGCCCGTGTGCCGTATCGTGCCAATACTTAAAGAAAGCGCCTTGTGCTTGCCGAAAAAACTCCTGTTTAAACGCAGCTGCGTCCTCAGCTTGCGGAGCGGCAAGATATCGCACATCGCATACAATAGCCGTAAGATACAGCGGACGGACGTTTATTTCCGCATCTGCAATATTGCTGTCAAAGGCAAGCGGAACATATGTTTTTCCGCTCTCCACAACAAGCGGATAATACTGTTGTTCAAGCTCGACCACCGAATCATTTACAAAATTTAGAAATCTACGCTGTTCAAGCGTAGGTAAAAACTGGCAAACACGCTCATATATATCGACTACTCTCATATGCTTATGTCCTCCCGCATATGATGCTTATGTTTGTTTCGCCCTCAGACATGACATATATAGCCTTCGTCTGCAACGCAACATTGTTTATCGCCCCTCCGGCGGGGATAACTACAATATCTGAAATGTTGCCTTGTACATCGGAAGGGGGCACAAGGTTTTCTTCAGTCAAAGAAACGGCTATATCGCTGCCACCGGTATTTGCGACGCTCCAATCAGCAGGAACATCGCTATAAAGCATCATATCCCCGGATACAGCCATACTTGTAAGCCTGCCGCACGAAATTTTTTCCATTTTTTTCACCGCCTTGAAAAATTTTATTTCATATATATATATCGTAAAAAAAAACAGAAAAAAACTCAATGACATCCTTTATCAAGCTTCGCAAGCTTTTCTAAAGCCTTGCGCCGAATCCTCATGATGTGACGCAAGCAATACGGCAACTTTTGCTCGATCTCAGCGTATGAAAGCTGCTCCTCATAGCGGAGAGAAAGCACGCGTTTTTCCCAATAGCTCAAGCAGTTCCCATATTTTTTCAATAAATCTAAAATCTCAGTGTTTTCCATAATTTCACAAACCTTTTCTGAAAAACTACTTATATATATATGTATTATATCATATTTTTTTACATTTTTTTGTGAATACGCATATTTTAGCAAAATGCACAAAGGTATAGCAAAAATGTGTACAAGTTGCACAAAGTTAAAAAAATTTAAAAAAAACTCTTGACATAGGGGCTCCCCTATGCTATACTAAGGATGTCAAGAGGAGATAAGCTCCTCGGAGAAAACTGAATAGACCGCGCAGCGTCTATGCTGCGTACCGCCCGGGCAATTCATAGGCGGTCAAGAAAGTATTTGACATTAAATGTAACACAACGAAAAAATACGATTTGCCGGACAGAAAGCCCGGCAAGAAAGGAGAAAAAATCATGAAAAACACGGAAAACACTACCACTACCCTTTCCTTCCGCGTATGGGGCGCGGACGGGCACAGACAGCGCGAAAGCTTCTACCCGTCTATCACAGAGGATATGACGGGTGAATACGGGCACGGCATTTGTCTTGTCGAAGAAATAAACTCCGATAAGACAGGCACGAACGATTATTCAATCGTTCGTATAACTTGCTCGGCCCCCGAGGAATGCGAAGAGGAATTCCTCGGGCAACTCAGCGACGGCATTTTTGAAAATTGCCGTTGCGGAAAAATTGAAGTCCTCACAAGTGGGGACTGGAAAAACGGTTGCTGGGATACGTACGGGGACGGGACGCTGCATGCGTTTCCGTATATGCTGCCGGCAAGAAAGGAGAAAAATCATGAAGATTGAAATCTGCCGCTACGTCCCCTTGCAGGGGACGGAAAGCCGCACCTACTTCATCGGTGCGGATGGGCGGATTTTCCGCCTTGCCCTTGATACCCCCACCTACGGGCGGGACAAGCAGGCCCATCGCGTCTCCCACTGGGAGCGCGAAGCTCTCGGGGAGCTGCTTGCCCCGGGGGTAATTTCCCCGAAGCTTTTGCTCCGGGAGCTTGAAGATGAGGACGAATATATCCTCATCAATAACCGGGGGTTCTACCGGGCGGAAAACATCCCCGAGGACTTATTCCCCGATTGCATGGGCTTGCGGCGCGCGAACAGGGACGGCTGCCGCAATGCCCGCCGCCCTCGTCCCCGTAAGGGGGGGAGCAAATGAGCCGCCCATCAAATGCGGTTGTAGACGCGTATCATGAGCGCGTTTATGACCGCATTACTTTGCGTGTCCCGAAGGGCTGCAAGGAAAAAATCAAAGCCCTTGCGGCAAAAAGCGGCAAAACCATGGGCAAATTCATCAACGACTTGCTTGCTGATGAGTTTGCAAAAAACGACATGGAATACAGACGCTATGCCGAGGAAAACGACAGCAATATTTGAACGTTTTGCTGTCAAAGAGAAAAAGAGAGCTGCGCGAGTAGCTCCCTTTTTTTTGCCCAAAAAACCATATCGACTAGTCAAATATTGCTATAGCTTTTCAATCCTCGTCAAGCCGTAAGACGTATTGTTCATGCGCATACATATCGTCCAAAACGGTTGTCAAATTCCACAACGCGCGCTGACGTTCGAGAGCTTGCTTGCGCGTAGCTGCCCCGCGCTTTGCATCCGCATATATATCACATAGCAGATTAATCGCGCAAAAGCATTCGTTCGGAATTCCAAAATCGTCCGATATAGCTTGATATGCGACGGCTTTTCCGTCCGTCAAAGCCACATCACTGTAGTGGTCTGCCGCCTGCATAATCCGCTGTTTCTGCTTGTAAGAAAGCTTATCCATATCAATTTCAACTCCAATCATTCCAAAAATTATCAAAAATCCTCAAAAACCGCTCTAAAATCCATTCTAAGCCGTTTTAACCTCAAGGAATATACGTGTATGCCTAAGCCATTTAAAAGGCTTACAGCTATCATTCTATCGATTTTTCGGCTAAAATCATGGCAATTTATATATCTCAATCCAAATTCCGGGCAAATCCGCCCAAAATTTTTCCACAACCTCGGATGCGATTAATGCATCGTCTTTCCAAAACACACACCTTGTCATGCAGTCTTTTAGCAATTTCTGTAAATTATCCGTATCGGGCTTAGTGATTCTATATTCACCATTCTTATGTTTCCGCTTTCCGTCAGCACTACGAGCGGGGAAACACCATTTCACGACAAGCTGTAACCCACACGTGTATGGTTTCTTTGGCTTATGCTTATACAGATTGCTCATAAGCTTATCCCGCGCGGCTTTCAGTCTCGGAGTGTCATAGAATACAGGCTTACCGTTTTTTACGGCAACCTTATGCTCCTGCGCCGTTACTGTCGGCGGTATCATCGGCATAAAAAATTCCAGCAGCTTTGTGTTTTTAGTTTCCAAAACCTGCAACCCCGTAAGCTCATCATCCTCAAGCAGCTCTCTCAGCTTATCATCCATTTCTTACCAACTCCTATTCCGATTATTTTATCCATTTTTTTACATTTCCTATTTTTCCATTTTATGGAATGTCAAATTCGCCTTGTCATACAGGCATGTGATGAAGCGTACTGCAAGGGGGGGTCTCTTCGCCCCCCTTGCAGTGCTTGCATTGTGACTGTTACTGTCACCTATTTATATATACGGAGTATATATAAATTGGCAGTGGATTTTTGACAATGAAAATCACCTAATTTTTAACAAATTACTGTCATTTTTTATCCGACACTGTAACATTACAGTGTCGGATTTTGCAGTGAAAATTTACCAAAATATGTTATTTCGGCAAACATAGCCAAAGGCAATTAATTGTAATATTATCAAGAATTTTCCTTTTTTACGATGCCGTCATGCACTTTAAATTTGCCGGATTTTTTCATATACCGCCAAACCGTCCGCTCTGACTTGTCGAGATATTCTCCCAAATCTTGGATAGTGACAGGCTCTCCGGTGTTTAGTGCATCATACGCTTGCTCGATTTGTTCTACGGGAGTAAGCTTCGGTGTAAGCTGCTCCCCCTCACTGCTTTTCTGACCTTTGGTCTTGCCGGAGCTTTTTTGCCAATACGGCATATCCGTATCGGGAGCTGCGTCTTTTAAAATACCTGACGTATCCAATACATGCACGGGATATTCGAACCACATATCTATGGGCTTTAACGGGGCATATTCGCGGAGCGTTCCATCTACTCTCCATGCAGTTCGGCTTGCGAGTTTCTTCCGTTTTTCTGCTAATTCCGCAATTAATTCAGCGTATTTTTCCTTCGGCAAAATCCCTCTGACACATGCCAATGTATCTTCTGCGGTATCAAAATCCATCGCATTAAAATTGATGTAGCCGTTCATGTAAAACGTGCAAATATTGCGCATAATCTGTTCGTCTGCCGCCTTGAGAACGGTGTTGTCAAGCTCAAGCTCGATAATGTCGAGAACCGCGTCCGGGTCCCGGGCAAAAACTCCGCTGCCGGAGCTTCTGTCCATGGCCTTCTTCTGCCCTTGTGCGCCTTTGCTGTGATGATGGCAATAAATTACGCTGCAGCCTAATTCCGTACAAATCTTGTCGAATTGATTGCAAAACTTCGCCATTTCGCTTGCATTGTTTTCGTCGCCTGTTAATACTTTATATATTGGGTCTATCACAATCGCAATGTATTGCTTTTTGCTTGCTCGCCGTATCAGCTTTGGTGCAAGCTTATCCATCGGCACACTTTGTCCGCGCAAGTTCCAAATATCAATTTTTGCAATGTTCGCGGGTTTAACACCCTGCGCGTCATACACGTCCTTAAACCTGTGCAGACAGCTCGCTCGGTCTAGCTCAAGATTCACATACAACACTCTTCCGCTTGTGCAAGCGTGTCCGAACCATGATGTGCCCTCGGCAATTGCAATACAAAGCTCAATTAAAGCGAACGATTTTCCGGCTTTGGACGGGCCTGCAATAAGCATTTTATGACCTTGCCGCAAAACACCGTCAATCAGCGGCTCTGACAGTTCGGGCAAATTGTTCCAATATTCCGACAAGCTTTCCATGTCGGGGAGCGTATCATTAATGCCTTCAATCCATTCTCGCCACTCCGCATAGCTGCTCTTGCCTAGGTTCGTACCTATTAAATATTGCCGCTTGTTCCCACGCTGTACACCGGGCATACGCGACAGCCTTGACGGATTACGGTTTTGAGTGTCGATTTTCAAGCCGTTTTTCTCACAAATCTTGTAAATGAAATCCACGCGCTTGCGATATTCGGTGAAGGTGTCCGCATCCACTCTTACAAGTGCATGTATGGACTTATTACCGCTGTGTACCAAAGCCGCAATAGGCAATTCAAGCTCCTGCATAATAGCGTACTGCCTTGATATATCGGTTGTATCCGACTCTACCAATGTATACTTGTATTCAGTGACGTTGTCATTCTTGACACCTTTGCCGTCTAAGGGATTAATCCGTATCCACGCTCCCGCATCGATATCGTAATCGCCCAAAACGCTTCCTATGTCGCCGTGACAGTGCGTCAATTGCTCTATAAGCTGCCCCGCCGTCCTGTCGTAGTTACCTTTATTCTGCGGGATATATTTACCCTTGTCGGATAGATACGATTGCATCACGTAGCCTACATTATCATCGGTATCAAATACAGCATTGAGGTAATCAATAAGCTCCTCCGCATGATTGGTATATGACGGAGCGGGGATGTCTGCCCCGTCAATATACCGTTTATCGATAATAGTGTATTCCGCTCCGATAACAGCGTCCCAGTCAAGCTCATGTTGCTCCTTTTCGGGGCTGTACCCGCCTTGCTTAGCCATTTCGTAAAGCGTCCCGCCTGTTACAGGTGATGCAGAACCCTTGAACGTTCTCCATTTTGAACCGCATTCCCCCGAATGGTATCGTGCAAAATCTCTTGCGCTCCATTTGTCCCAAACGCTTACGGGATATCCCTCTAATTTCAAAGCCATCCCTACATTAATCCATTCTTGATAGCTTAAATTGGACGGATTAATGTATTCCAGTAGCTCTTCAAAGTCTAAGCTTCCCATTCAAACACCCCCGTTTCTTCGGCTTTTTGCGGGTTATATTCGCCCGGATTAATATCACGCGGCACTCGCCAGTTATTAGCGGCAATGCGATTTATAAGCTTTTTCGCCGTGTCTAAGCTCCATGTTCCTACGTGCAGAAATCCGCGATTTTCCAAAAACCTAATCTGCTTCGGAGTGGCAAGTCCGGCACTTCGCCGCTTTGCAAGCCTGTCAAGCAGCAGCTTCGCCTTGCCCGAATTGTCTATTTCGTCAGCAAAAATGCCGTACTTTTCAAGCGTGCTAATCTGCTTCGTGGTCGGGGGTGACATTTCCCATCCAAAGCTCGGTGTGTAGCCGCTCAAATCCTCAGCCTGAATTGACATTTCAAATTGCAGGGGGTCTACAAGCTTTTGTTTCTTATACCGTTGTGCCGCAAGCTGCTCCGCCAATGCCTTTTCGCGCTGTGCGATAACATCCTCTTCCGCTTCTTTTTCAACCGCTTCAATGTCCATAGGCTCTTCGGAGTCCTTCAATATTTCGGTTGCACGCTTTGAAACCTCATCGCTTTGGCAAATCAAACATGCGGGTTGACACAAATCATGCCTACCCGTGTGCCATAGATAGTCTAGGATTAACAGATAGTCTTTGTTCGGAGCTAGCCGTGTTCCGCGCCCGACCATTTGACAATAAAGGCTACGTACCTTTGTCGGACGGAGCACAATAACACAATCCACATCCGGACAATCCCAACCCTCGGTGAGTAGCATGGAATTGCACAGCACATTGTATTTCCCTGCCGAAAAATCTGAAAGTATCTTTGCTCTATCATCACTGTTACCGTTTACTTCCGCCGCCTTGAACCCGCGTTTATTTAATAAATCGCAAAATTTTTGAGAAGTTTTAATCAGCGGCAAAAACACTACTGTCTTGCGCTCTCCTGCATACTCCTGCATGGTATCGGCAATAGCCGGCAAATACGGGTCTAGTGCCGTCCCGATTTCGCTCGTCTTGTAATCTCCTGCTTGTATGCTTATGTTGCTAATATCAATATCAAGCGGAATTGTCTGCGCTTTTATCGGAGTTAAATACTTCTCCTTAATAGCCTGTGGAAGTGTATATTCATACGCGATGCTGTCAAAATATTGCCCTAGGTTGCGGCGGTCACCTCTATCGGGGGTTGCGGTTACTCCCAATACCTTTGCATTGTTAAAATAGCTCAGGATATGTTGATAGCTTTCTGATAATGCATGATGTGCTTCGTCTATGATTATTGTATCAAAAAAATCGTGCCCCAGCTGCTCAAGCCGCTTATCTCTTGACAGCGTTTGAACAGAACCGACCACGGCTCTATACCACGTGCTTTTGCACGTTTGTTCGGCTTTTTCCACGGCACATTTCAAGCCTGTTGCCTTTTCAAGCTTCTCTGCCGCTTGCTCAAGCAATTCGCCGCGATGCGCTAGGATTAATACACGTTCGCCGCCCCGAACACACCGTTCGGTGATTTTGCAAAACACGATTGTCTTTCCCGTGCCTGTAGGCAATACTAACAATGTTTTGGAGTGGTGCTCTTCGCACCATTCCTTAAAAACACTGTCTACAGCCTCTCTCTGATACGGTCTTAATTCCATGCCCATCAGAATTTACCCGCCGACCATGTTGTTTGATTATTGCTATTGTTGCTCTGCTCTTTTGCTTTCTCCGTATCGATAAAACGTCCGATACGATTGCTTTTCATCTGCTCACCGTTGTTGCCTGTCCATTCTTCAATAATCACCTTTGCCTTGCCGCGACTGCCGATAGCCGCTTGCCAATTCATTCTTAGCGGCTGTCCATGCTTTTTCTGCCCGATAGCAATAAAAAAGGACGATAACATTCCCTCGCATTTTGTATGCAGGAATAAATTATGTTTGATTGTTGTATTGCCCTCAGGTGAATTAATGCGTAACGAAACAATCGCTTTCGGGCAAGGCGGGAGCTTCGCCGAACCGTTATGTCTTGCACGCTCGACCGCTACTACTTCAAAATCATAAATACCCTCGGGGAGTAATATGAAATCGCTCTCTTTCGATATTTCATCATCCCAACCTAATTCTTTTTCAATAAAATCTGCCATTTTCTTTTATTCCTTTCTATTATATATGATATTTTATTTTCAGAATGGTAATGTGTTGTCCACAACCATATCTCTAACCTGTTCCCACGCGCCTATCAGCACCCCATCTATAAATTCTTTCGGATACTCCGCAACGGGCATATCTTGCGGGAAATAGCCTTTCATCGCAACAACCTCGCGTATCTGTGCTTCGGAAATGTTCTCGGCTCGCATCAAGCTAGTTAGCGTTTCGGGCAAGCCCTTTATCTGCTCCTCTTTCGGCGGCTCTGTAAACGGTTTCGGTGTTTTTGCCGGAGCTACTGCCGGAGTTGTTGTTGCCGGTGTTTCTGTCGGGGCTGTTGTTACTGTGTTATTCATATACGGAGCAATGATATTATAATCAAGCTCACATTCTTCAGGCAACCCCCACCGGTTTTTCGCGTCCCAACACGGATGATGTGCTGTATACATCACGCGCTTACCGCCTTGTGCCTTGTGCTTGCGTCCCTGCTCATCTGCTGCGATACTGTAGGTTTTGTAATTTGCAAACAATACCGCGTCCGCCCATTCCTTTACCAACGGTGCAGTTAAACTGCTTGTTCGCTTTCCTAACTTAAGCTCGTATCTGTCGTATGCGCCTAATTCGTCCGGCTGCTCAAATTTGCGGATTTGTGCGTGTGCTGTCAAGATAACGTTAATCCCCGCGTTGATTACGCTTTCAAGCTTATCAAGACCGCGTCCCAACTCTTCCTTAACGTACACATACCCGTTGCCATATCCAAATTCCTCAATGCCCGACTTGTGATGCGCATTGCAAACGTGCTCGATACAAAGCTGCTCCGCCTTGTCAAAAGTGTCTATGACGAGTGTTTTGCAAATGCCCGGTGTGGTTGCGATATATTCCACCTCCGATAAAAGCATACTCCAGCTTGTAGGCGGTGGAAGTCGTTTGACGTTCAAGTGCTTCGTGCTGCCCTCGGTGTCGATAAATATCGCATCTTCCGCATTTGCCGCAAAAGTGGATTTCCCGATGCCTTCCGGGCCGTAGATTACTACCTTTTGTGCGGAGGGCATTAACCCCGATGTTATATCGAATTTCATTAAAATTCACCTGCTTTCCATTCCTTTAATTGTGATTTCTGTGCTTCTGTCGCTTGCCCATCCTCGATTATAATAGTGCACTCGTCACCGTTTGTAGATACGCGAGTAGCGATAATTTGCAAGCCGTTTTCACAAGCCCAGTTGTTAAATTCTGCCAATGTATCCACGTCCATTTGCTCAAGCTTGTCCATAAGCACGAACCCACATTCCGGTTTTAACCTATGTGCAATCGCCGCAGCAATCTTCAATTGCTCCGCGCCGCTTGCGCAATCCCATTTAACACCGTTGTATGTAAGCTCACCGTTCTCGACCGATAAGCCCTCAAGCGGCATATCCGCGCCGTTAAGTAAGTCCATTTTGCTTTTGCGAACGCTTTCAAGCTCTTTCGACAAATCTGTGTACATTGCCTTGTATTCCTCGGCTTCCTCATTTGCTTTCTCCGCGTCAAGATTCGCCCGAACCTTGATATTAATCGCTTCAATATTAGCAATTGATTCTTCGATTTCGGCTGTGCTTTCGTCTGCAAGCTGTGCAGTTGATTTCTGTGCTATTTCGCAATCGCGCTTGACAGCTTCGTATGATTTCTTCAGCTCGGTCAAGTGGTGTTCCGCATCCTTAATCTGCTTCGCAAGCCCGTCCAAAGTGTTCTTCAAATCGTAAGCTTGTGTCCTCAGCTTTTGGTTTTCACCGTTCTTAGCTAATATTTCTTGCTGCTTGCGGATTAAGTCGGAAATTGATACGAGTTGCGCCGGAGCGTCCGCATATCTCGGCATTTCGGCGGCATATTTGCTCTTTTGGTCACCGATACGTCCGATTTCGTAGCGACGGTTATAAAGCTCTTGTTCTTTCTTTTCAAGCCTTTCAAGCTCGTCTCCGACACCAATCATTTTCAAAAGTATCTGTGCCTTTTCCTTACTTGTGGAATTAATGAATTTTGGCAAATCCAATGCAAATGAACCTATAAATTCGTTCAACAACTGCTGCCCTGCTCGCTTGCCTTCGGTGTCAGTAACCTTAAGTGCGCTGTTTTTGCCGCTGCGCTCAACTGTAATCCCGTTCGACAGTTTAATCGACAGCTTCGGTGGGGCATATGCGCCCTCGCGCTGTGCCTTTGAAGGCTTGTATTTATCGCCGCCCAAACCCCATGCAATTGCGTCAAGCACGGACGTTTTGCCCTCTCCGTTCTTGCCGCCGATAACCGTCAAGCCGTTGCTTTGCGGTGTCAAAACAACACCCTTAACACGCTTGACGTTTTCGACCTCTAACATATTAATTTTTACCATTTTTGTATTCTCCTTTCGACTTTCTTACCGCATAGGTGTATACGGCAGTGGGATTCCGCGCTTTTTGCAAAGAATTTCAGCCCTTTTCAAGTCAAACTCGAATTTTGCCGTTGTCTTGAAAAACGGGCACATATCACACTTGGTAGCCCGTGTATAATATCCGCCCTTCAAAAGTGAACACACCCTATTTTCGTCATTATAGAAATGACAATTAACTGCATAATCACTTTCGTTAAGGTACATTTTTCCTCTTAACAAGTTATTATCTTGGCTCATCAAAATCATCATCTCCCTTGTTTGCACACACTATCACGGCTGTTACTAATCCGAATAACACTCCTGCTATTATTGCCATTATTCCTATTACTGCTATTGCACCCATTACTTACACTCCTTTCATTTTAAGATTTCTTGTGCCGCTTCGCCTGAAAACACTCCTGTTACCTTGCGTAACGGCGGCTTGCGCTCCGGCACATCAAGCCCGGCACGCCGCCGTCCGGCTTCCCATTCACCGGGAAGTAGCTCCACGCGCTCCCATGCGCGAGGACGCAGCATATACATCCGTGCACGATTTTTCAATCGCCGTGCGCGCCGCTGCCTTTCCCGCTTTGCCGCAATGCGCACGTATATGCCCATCGCAATTGCCATACTTCCCCAACCGACAGTTAATATCGCGGGAATAATGTAAAATTCATCCATTGCTTTCACTTCCTTTCTGTGCAGTTACTGCTCTGTTACACCCTCTTGTGTTTTGCGGATATCTTCCGTTTTGCGGATATCTTCCGTTTCCTGCTTTCGCATTTCCCGTACATCTGAATAATTACAATTACCTACAATGGAAAATATTATACCTTTATATGCTTTGGAAAACGCAGCTTCTTCACATTCAACGTGTATATTCCATACGGGTACATCCCCGTAATAAGTTAGCACGCGGTTTTGCTCCTCGTACAAATCGTTTGTAAGATAGTAGTTGCCGCCGACGTTATCTTCCTGTGAACCGTCAAGCGGACGTGTTATTACCTTAATTGCAATCTTGTCCGTGTACCTATGCACTATATTAAGCAGTTTTTCAATCGTAATTTCGTATTTATTGCAGCTTCTCATTTTTTATTCTTCCTTTCTAATCCCGAACGCGTCACCGTGCTGTATGATATCGGGGTAGTTCTTGCTTGCTATTGTAATCGCATACTTATCTATCTCGTATGCATGGTATTCAACGTTTGTGAACCCCATTTTGTCAAAGCAATACCGCCCGGTAGCTATTCCGTCATACATGGACAGTACTACAAGCTTCTCATCTCTCGGAACATCCTTTAACGCTGCGTTAAGGATATGTATGATAACTTCCGCGGTCCAACCGTTTCCTAAGCATTTATAACGTTGTGTGTTCGACACCCCCGCCGTGTAGTTGTCGGGCAATGTCTGTAGCCTTTCACATTCTATCGGTGTAAGCTTGCGAATAATATAATCACCGTCCGGTAGATTGATATCATATTCTCTGCCGTTATGGACGATTATATTGTCCTTGATATGGTATACAGTTTCGCCCATGCGCTTCTTTGTAGGTGTAAGATACAAGCCTGTCTTGCCACCCCCCCCGCCGCCGTTAGCGACAAGGTTTACGCTTTTCCCGTTCGGGCTGTAGACTCGGAACGCTTGCCCGGTGTTGCCGATATCTCCTATTCTTATAGGCTTTACAGCCCCCGAACCGGGCATTCTCGGTGTCAGCAAGTTATGCATACCCGATTTATAATAGGTTGCACAAATTGTTCTTGCCTTCCCGTCTGAAGTGGTGTTAAGCGGATTAAATGCGATATTGCTGTGGTGCTTCTTTAAATAATCTCTTGCATTGCCCGCAACATGCGTCAATGCATAGCTTTTCTCGCGGTCTGTAACACCGTTTTCAAGGATATCCTTAAGTAATATTCCCCTGTCCTCAGGCTGCTCACAATCCCAGTTAAACACATAGAACCGCTCTCTGTGCTGCGCCGATACGAGTGCCGAGTCGATATACATAAGCTCTGTATCAAGCTCCTTGCATATCTGATTTTTGATATCGGCACTTGCGGATTTATTGTTTTCGTACAAGAACA